ATGCGCCTGGCCCTCTCCCTCGCCCTCTTCATCCCAGGCGTGCTGCTGCTGGCAACGCCCGGCATCGCCCTGGGCCTGCTGCTGATCCTGGCCGGCTGCTGGGTCTACGACCGCTCGGGCCTGCGCAGTGACGAAGGCTTCATCGCCTTCATGATCATCCTGGGCGCCATCGGCGCCGGCATGGTGATCGTGCAGTTCATCTGGCAGGCCATCGGCCGCGCACTCCAGGGCTAGAACACGGCACGCACCGATGGGTTCTGCGCCGCCTGCTGCGCGATGGCGGCCTTCTTCGTCAGCAGCTTGTCCACCTCCACCCGCTTCTGGCCGGCGTCGAGGTTCGGGTCCAGGTAGATGTCGCTGATCCGCTTGTTGATGCTCGAGACCTGCTTGGCGACGCCGACCACGATGCCGTAGGCTTTGATCTTGTCGCTCTCCTTGGTCAGCAGGTCCTTGGCGGCCTGCTGCTCGGACGGGATGCGGCTCTGCGCGCCCTTCCTGAACTCCTTCATGATCTTCTCGACCTCGCCGCGCATCTGGTAGATGTCGCTCTCGAAGACGGTGGCCTTGGGCGGGTCCTCGGCGTAGAAGGCGCGGATCACCGGGATGTCGTCCATGCGCCAGGCGGGCCGCGCTGGCCGGCCCTCGATCGAGCGCACCATGGCGTCGGAGACCCCCATCGCGTACATGCCGACCGTGCCGAAGTAGCCGTTGATCAGGAACTCCAGCTTCTTCGGGCTCAGGCCAGCCCAGTCCGTCACCGACGGGGCCGCGTTGGCGAGCACGCGCATGGTGTCGGAGGTCCGCGCATCGAACCGGGCGTGCGGGCTTAGGCCCTCGTCGGCCATGTTCTCGATCGGCCGGCCGCGGAAGCTGTCCCAGTTGGCCCAGGCCTCTGTGGCCGGCCGGATGGCCTGCGGCATCGGGTTGATGGAGAGCTGGTCGCGCACGTTGGAGTAGACGCGCGAGATCGTCTTCTTGGCCGAGTCGTAGCCCAAGACGCCGCGGGCGATCCGCTCCGGCAGCGTGGCGAACAGCACGCCCAGCTCGAAGGGCTTCGGGATGCGGAGGTGAACGCCGCCCACCTTCACGTGCCAGAAGGTGTCCTTGTCCCAGTCGGGCAGGCGTTCGTACCAGTCCTCGCCGGCGTTTGCCAAGGCCAGCATCGCGGTGGCCGCGGTCATCAGCATGCCCACGGCCATCAGCCGCTTCGGGTCCGCGCGGCCCAGCCGGTACAGGCCCTGCACGCGCGCATTGAAGAACGGCAGCACGTCCGCCAGGATCTGGTACCCGGCCCAGTCCCCGCGCAGGTTGAAGTCCATCAAGTCCTTGGCCTCGAACGCAGCCGCGGTGGCGCTCTTGCCCGACCCCACCGCGGCCTCGTAGATGGCGTTGCGGTTGGCGTTCTCGACCGCCTCGCCGACCTCGCGGTACTTCTCCCAACCCCGGGCCGTGTTGTCGATGATCGAGCCCATGAACGAGTCGATCGAGCTGGCGTCGAAACCGCGCTCTCGCAGCGCGCGGCGCATGCCGACGGCCGTGCCCTGGGGGTCGCCCGCGTTCACGTTGCCGGACTGGAAGCTCGCGCCGGCGAACAGCATCGCCTCGTAGGCCTGGTTCTCCTTGTAGGCCTTCCAGATGCCCTTGACCGACTCCAGCGGGTTGAATGGCGTGTTCGTGATCGCCTGCGCAGCCAGCGAGTCGCGGATCCAGTTGCGCGCCATGAACTCCGGCGTGCTGGTCACCATGGCCGTCAGCAGCCTCCGGGCGCCTCGGAACACCGACGACATCGGGAAGTCGTAGGGCACGAAGCTCGTCAGCGAGCGCAGCAGCAGCGGGTCGTGCACGCGGAAGAAGACCGGCTTGCCGCCCATCATCACGCGCACCACGTCTGGGTCGCTCGGGGCCCTGATCGCCCACATCTTGCCGATACCATCGAACACGTCCGCCGGCATGGCCTGCAGCACCGCCTCGGGCGTGCCGGCCTTCCTCAACATGGTCTCCACCTGGCTGCGCGGCACCAGGGCCGGGGCCATGTCGTAGCCCACGCGCTCCACCAGGTCGGACTGGTTCTCCAGCGCGTAGATGGTCTTGCGGATCGCGTTGTTCTTCAGGCTGGCATCGATCAACCGGCTGAAGTTCATCAGCAGGTTCTCCATCGGGTCGTTGAGCATCGACTCGCCGCCCTTGAGGGTGCGAATGCCAGACGACTGCCCGGCCAACCCCTTGTGCCCGGTGGGCGAGAACACCGCCTTGGCGTCGATCTCGCGGTAGAACGGGATGTAGTCGGCGTGGTCCCAGGCCTTGCGGCCTTCCGGGTCGATCAGGCCGGCCTCCTGCGCCACGTCGAGCACGCTGCGCTTGAACTGGGCGTACTGCTGGGCTGCCTGCTGGAACTTCGCCAGGCGCTCGGGCGTCGCCAGGGCCTGCAACGCCTTGATCTCGGCGTCACTCAGGTTGTTCTCGCGGCCCTCGGCCTTCAGCCGCGCGGCGCGGTTGCCCACCATCCAGCCGAAGAAGTGGTCCAGGTCGTCGCCCAGCGGCTTCAGGATGTCCAGCAGGCCTTGGGTGCCGTCGATCTTCTCCAGATGCTGGCCGTTGGCCGCCCACTTGGCTTGGCCGTGCAGCAGCAGGCCCCGCATCACCGAGCTGGCGCCGCCGTTCGCCAGGCGGGCCGTGATGTAGGGGTCCTGCTCCATCGGCAGGTTGCCCAGCTCGGAGCGCACCGCGCGCTGGATGCCGTAGAACTGGTCCAGCGTGCCCTGCCGCACCTCGTCGGCCAGTGCCTTGCGGTCGCGTGTCAGGTCGCGCCAGCGCGTCAGGAAGCGGCTGACCTTGCCGCGCAGCGTCGGCCGGCCGTTGATGCCGGCCTTGCGCATGGCGCTGGCGAGCACCGGGTCGGCCGGGGGCTTGCGGCTCAGCAGGATGCTGGCCTCGTTCGGGTCGAAGGTGCCGCGGTTGCCCACCGCCGATTTCACCTGCGCCGACTCGTACAGGGCCAGGTTCTTGAAGCCGCTCTCGCTGACGTAGAAGGCGTCGAAGCCGGCGGCCTTGATGGCGTCCTGCATCCACGGCTGTTCCACCAGCAGCCAGTTTCCGTCGCCGGCTGGCTCGGTCAGGCCCGACTCTATGACCGGCGCCGACCACAAGCTCGGGGTGCCATCGTCGTTGGCGATGACCGTTTCGCCGGCACCGTTCTTGCCGCCGTTCTGCGCCAAGGCGATCTCGATGACGCGCGCGCGATGCTTGGCGTTCTGGTAGTCGAACGGGCTCTTGGCGCTGGCGAACATCGGCATGATCCGCGCCGCACCGTCCTGTTCACGGTGCTGCATCCACTTGGCCGAGGTGTCGGCGTAGGCCTGCGCGAAGATCGGCTCGTCAGTCAGGAAGATGGCCTCGGCCTGCTTGCCCTTGAAGCGGTCGAAGTCCGCGCCGGTGCCGTGGAACATCACCCGCGGCTCGCCGGTGGCGGGGTCAGTGGCCTTGGAGACGGTCTCCGGGTTGACGCGACGCATGGCCGGTAGCACACTGCCGTCTGCCCCAGCGAAGGCCGCGGCGGAACCGACATCTCCGGGTGCACGGTCCCCCGGATATGCCGCTGGGGCTTTCTCATTGGCAGGCTGCACGGCGATGTTGTTGTAGAAGCGCTGCCCGTTCGGCGTCTGCTTCACCGTCACCAGCGCCACGAACTCCCGCCCGAAGGCTTCCACCTTCGTTGCCAGCGTGTGATAGGTCACCCCGTGCGGGGCTTCGTTCGGCGCGGTGCTGAGCGCACTCGCGGCGTGGATGCCCGATTCGATCACGGACACGATCTCATGCGCCGCCTGCAGCTTCTCCGGCGTGGCCGACGTGCTGACGGCTTTCTTGTTGTTGCCCTTGCTGAAGCCCACCTCGCCCAGCACCGGGTGGTGAGCCGTGGTGTTGGCATCCGCCATGGCATCCAGGCGGGCCTTCACCGCATCGCGCAACTGCACCAGGGACGCGCCACGCAAGTGCTCGGGCAGCGCCAGCGCCACTGGCGCCATCGCGTCCAGCCGATCCTGCGCCCGCGCCGCCTCCCAATCCCCGAACCACGCCTTGAACGCCGGCGTGCGCACCTGCACCCACTGGCTGTAGGGAAGCCGGGTCCGGCCCGCGGCCAGCGCCTGCGCATGGGCGGCGCGGCCGCCGTAGGCCCGCTCGGTGTCGCGGAACGCGCGCACCGTGTCGGCCGGCGTGTTGGGGTCGGTCGAGCGCAGCAGCCCGTCCTGCAGCCAGCCGGGCAGATCGCCCTGCTGCTTGTCGATCGCCCGCCGCGCGCCCATCAGCACCGCGTGCGTTTCGGCCTCGGTCATCGACTCCAGCTTGTCAGCGATCCAGCCCAGTCCGCGCTTGCGCAGCGCAGCCTGCAGCCGGGACATCAGCGTCTTCCACGCATTCGGCGGCGGGTTGTCGCCGGCACGATCGGACAGCGCCTCTTCGACAGCGATGGCCCGAACGACGGCCTCCGCCTCCTTCTGCGACATCCCGCGGGCCACGCGCGCCGCGATCTCGTCCCGGCCGTTGTCCCTGAACCAAGCCTCGGCCTCGCCGCGCAGCTTCGGGTTCGCCGCGCGCAGCAGCGCCATCGTGGTGATGTACTCGTCGCCCAGGAAAGCCCGCAGGCCCTCGTGGCCGTAGACCTCGTGGAACAGCACCGCCTGGGCCTCGGCCATGCTGTTGAACCTGTCCGCTACCAGGTAGACGCGGCCATCTGGCAGGCGTAAGCCGCGGGTGTTGCCCAAGGCGTTCTTGCTGCGCAGGGCGTTGACGATGGCCGGAGGCAGGTCCTGCACCGTGGTGACGACCGTCACCGTCGGGCCGCCATCGCGCCACCCGGCGGACACGCGGTCCACCATCCGCCGCAGGTCCTGCGCCGGCATGCCGCGGGCCGCGTCGGCGGCACGCGACAGCAGAGGTTGATCGGCGGGGAACTGCTCCTGCAGCTTGGGCAGGTGCTCGGCCCGGATGAAGAAGCCGCCGTCCTTGCGGAAGGTGTAGGGGTCCACCTGCTCGGCCTGCTGCCGGGTCAGGTTCTTGCGGATTACCCCCTTCAGCAGCTTGCCCTTGGCGGTGGTGTGCTCCACCAGCTTGATGCCCTGCTGGTGCGCCAGGTCGGCGCTCGCGGCCTGCGCCTGGGCCCGCTCCGGCACCTTCTCGACCCGGGCCGCCACCGGCTGCGCCGGCTTCGCCCGCGGCGCCAGCGTCATCGGCTCCAGCGCGTCGAACAAGCCGCCGATGGTGTCGATGTCGCTCAGATCGCGGTTCACCTGCTGCGGCGCCTGGCGGTCCCTGCCCGGCTTCTCGATCACCACCACCCGCGTCGCCACCTTGGTGCCGGCGCGTTCGAACGTCACCGCCGGCAGCTTGATGTCGGCCACCAGGTGCAGGCCTTCGGTCGCGCTGAACTTCTCGGTGCGCGTGCCGGTAGGCTGCACCGACAGGATCGCCGGCTCGGCTACCAGCGAAGCACCGGCGCCGCGGAACTCCGGTGCCGACGCCTTCACCAGCGGCGCGCCGTCGCGCCAGCCGGTCACCACGCCCTCGGGCGCCCAAGCCGCGCGGCTGGTCACCGTGTCGCCCTTGTAGATCGGCGTCTGCCGGCCGTCCAGCGTCACGATGCCCAGCGGCTTGACCGGGCGCTCCTGTTCCCCGTGGAACCACTGCTCGAAGCGCTTGTCCGCCGCCGGCCCCGTGGGGATCAGCGCCACGATGCGCCCGCCGTCGCGCAGGTGCGTGGCCGCCTTCTCCAGGTGCTCGATCGCGGTCTTGCCGCCCGTGCCGAACGGCGGGTTCATGACGATCGCGTCGTACTTGTTGACGACGTTGTGGCCCTCGAACTCGCCGCGGACGATCTTGCCGTCGAACACCAGCGCCAGGCGCGAGCCCAGCGCGTTGCTGGGCTCGATGGCCGTGCGGCTGGCAGTTTCCGGCAGCCAGCGCGCGATGGCCCCGTGGCCGGCGCTGGGCTCCAGTGCGTCTTCGCCGGCGCGCACGTCGGCCCATTCGGCCATCTTCAGGCCCAGGGGCTCCGGGGTGGCGAAGTAGTCCTTGCCCTCCTGCGCCTTGGTGCGGGCGTCCTTCTTCTGCGTGCCGAAGTAGAACGACTTGGCCCGGTCGTAGTCCGTCAGCGCGTTGTTCGCCAGCGCGTCGCGGGCCTTGCCGCCGGTGCCCTCGCCTTCGTGCCCGGCGCGGAAGTCGCCGCTTTCCTCGAAGGCCGCGATGTAGGCGTCCTTCAGCGCCCGGGCTGACTCGCCCATGCCCAGGTTCTCCGCCGCGCTGGCGCGCTCGGCGATGGTCTGCGCGAAGGCCCAGCGCTCCCAGTTCGTGCCGGTGTTCAGGTAGCGGAACATGGCGTTGCTGACCTGGCCCGTGCGGTAGATCCGGCCCTCCTGCTGGATGGTCTTGGTCGGCTGCGTCGGCAAGCCCAGGTTGAACAGCACCCGCTGGTGCTTGCCCGTGGTGTCGTGGCCGCTCCAGCCCTTGTTCTTGTCGGACTGCACCAACGCAATGGTCGGGCCTGCCTCGTCGCTCTGGAAGCGCTGGTACCGCGCCAGCAGGTCGGCCTTCTTCTCGTCGCCGTTGATCAGCAGCACGTCGGGGAACTCGCGCTTGAAGCGCTCCACCGGCGGGATCAGCTCGTTCAGCAGATCCCCGCCGGCCAGGTCCGGGAACCGCTCGCGGAAGGCGCGCACCGCCTCGTTGTGGGCAGCCACGTCGGCCTGCGCCTTGGCGTAGTCCTCGGGGCCCATCTCCGTCTGCCCGCGCGGCGGCAGCGTGCGCTCGGCAAAGGCGAAGGGGTTGACCGCCCCGCCCTTCTTGAAGTCGTGGAACACCACCACCTTGCGGCCCAGGGCCAGGTGCTCCCGGATGTGCGGGATCACCTCCTTGGCCTTGATCGCCTCCAGCAGGTAGCGCCGGGTCAGGTGGCCCAGCTTGCCGTACAGGGCCTCGTTCAGGTCGCCGACCAGGAAGGCCCAGCCGTTGGGCGCCTGCTGGTCCTTCGGCTGCGCCTCGTCGAAGGCCTTGCGCTGGTCGTTGATGAACTCGATGGCCTGGTCGATCTGGTTGCCGACGGCCGAGTCCACCATCACGAAGCGGCGGTCGTAGTCCGCGTCCACCTCCAGCATGCGGCCGGACAGCGCCCCTTCGCGCTTGAGCCAGGTGTTGAACTGCCGCTGCATCAGGCCGCGGTCCACGCCGGCGTCGGGCTCGGTCAGCTTGTTGTTCCGCATGCGGTAGCCGAAGTGCTGCACGAAGAACTGCTCGCGCGCATCGCCGCGGTTGTAGGAGCGGCCCTCGGTCGACGGCTCCCCGTAGCTGAACAGGTAGCCCTCGGCCCAGTCGATCGTCTTCTCGTAGGCGAAAGGCGTGGCCGACAGCGCCAGCACGCGCGTGCGGCCGGCGCCCTGGGCCGCCTCCACCTCGGCCTGCACGGCCTTCCTGGCCGCCGCCAGCTTGTCGGCCAGCGCCGTCAGTTCGGCGTCCAGCTTCGCGTTCTCGGCCCGCACGTCCGCCAGCACCTGGTCCATGGTGTCGGGGTTGTTCAGGATCCGGGTGTTGCCCTCCAGGCGCTCGTTCAGGATGCGCTGACGCTGCAGCTCGTCGTGGTGCAGCATCCGGAACCGCGTGATCGAGCCGCGCGGGTGCATGCTGATCGCGCGCAGCGCGTCGATCGCCAGCGTGCCTTCGCCGTCGGCGCCCTGCATCAACTGGTGCGCCTCGTCGGGCACGATCAAGTCCCACTTCCGGCGCGCCAACTCCAGGTTCTGCCCCAGGTTGGCGTAGGTCGTGATCGTGATGCCGGCGCCGCCGTCCTTCGTGTCCTTCAGCGGCGTGATGGTCAGGCCCATCGGCAGCCCGGAGGCCACCCAGTCGGCCATGATCTTCTCGTCGGGCACGACGATCAGCGTGTCCGTCTTGCCCTCGCGCTGGAAGCGCTTGATCGTGCCCAGGCCGGAGAAGGTCTTGCCCGTGCCGGTGCCGTTGGTCAGCAGGTAGCCGTAGCCCCCGGGCAGCAGGTGCCGCGTCTCGGCCTTGTGCACGTCCTCCTGCTGGCCGGGCAGCAGGTAGGGCAGCGTGGCGCGGATGTTGGCGAGGTCGCCCGCTACCGGGGCGATTCGCTCGGCGGCTCGTTGGGCGGCGGCGCGCTCTTCGTTCGGTAGGCCAGCAGCAGGTTGCGCAGCTTGTCCTGTTGGGCGTGGTCCAGTCGCAGGTCGCTCGAAGCCAGGGTCGTCGCTTCGGTGGCCGTCGCCAGTTCGGGCAGGGAACTCCGCAGGTCCGTCCGCCCGGTCTGCTCGATGAACCGGCTGATCGCCAGGTTCTCGTGGTAGCACGGTGCCACCATCAGAAACGCCCTGATCGTCCGGTCGTCCGCGCCCGCTGCTGCCATCTCGGCCTCCAGCGGCTGAAGCGCCGCCTGCAGGTTCTTCGCCGGGAACAGCGCCTTCCACAGCGGCGTTGCCAGTTCCTGCGTTCTGGCGATCTCGTTCCAGATCGGGGTGGGCACCTGGTACATCGGGGGTCTCCTGGGCGGCATTCTGCGCCGGGATGGTGTTGATGTCCGCGGCCTCCACCTCGGCGGCGCCGCTCGTGCCCTCCATGCCGGACAGCCGCGGGTCGTACTTCGCGGCCATGTACCAGCTCTTGAGGTAGGGCCGCACCAGCTCGCCCATGTCGGCCAGCATGGCCCGGGCGTAGGCCGCGAAGCTGCGGGCCCCGCGCTCGATGTGGTAGCCCGCCAGCGTGATGCCGGCCTGCACCAGCTCGGGGTCGATGCCGCTGTTGATCTGGCCCAGCTTGCGCCGCAGGATCGCGCGGGCCTTCTCGGCCGCGTCCTCGGTGAAGATGGTGTTGGGCTTGGCTTCGAACAGGTCGTTCGTGCCGGAAAGCTGCTGCTCGGCCGACTGGCCCAACTGGAAGTCGCCGACCGTCTGGTCGACACGTGCGCGGGTGTCGCGCTCGTCGGCTTGCCGCTGCAGCCGCTGCTGGTCAACCTTGCGGCGGGCCTGTTCAGCAGCGGTGCCGGCCGCTTCGCGCTCGGCCTTGGCCTCGAGGTCGGCCGGCGTCTGCGCTTCGAGGGTCAGTCCTCGTGCTTCTTGCCCGTCTTCAGGTCCACGTTGCGGCGCAGCGCTTCGAGCTTCAGGAGGCGGCTGCGCTGCTCGACCGGCATGCGCGCGATCGCTTTCACCACCTCCTGCTGCGGCTTGCTCATCTTGGCGAAGCGGTCCTTGTAGTCCTTGTTCACGGCGCAGTTCCTCGATGGTGATGCCCAGGAAGTCGGCGGTCTGCTGCAGCGACGAGGGCTCGGCAAGCTCCCACGGCACCATGTCGTCGTCGGCCAAATGATCGATGCCATCGACCTTGGCCTCCGACTCGGCCATGATGGCCTCGCGCTCGGCTTCGGCTTCGCGCGCCGCCTCGGCGTCCAGGCCCTCATAGTACGCCTGTCGTTCGGCATCCTGCGCGGTTTGCGCCTCGGCGGCCTGCTCGTCAAGACTCTTTACTTCCTCGCGGTTCAGCGCCTTCTGGATCAGCGCCTTTGCCTGCTCGCCGGCTGCCTTCGCATCCGCGTCGACGGTGCCGGGCGAGAGGAAGCCCTCTTCCTCCATCACCTCGGCGATGCGCTGCAGGTCCTGCGTCCCGCCCTGGCGGAACAGCTTGCCGATGCCGGGCACCATCGGATTGCGCCATTGCACCACCGGGCGGCCGTCCTTGCCCTTGCGGGCAGTCTCGAAGCGGGTGCTGAACTCCGACAGCCAGGCGGGATCCAGCCCGCCCAGGCGGCGGCTGACCACGGCCAGCAGGCGCGAGCCCATCACGGTGCTCGGGTGCCTGCGCTCGGTGGGTGCGGCAGGACTTGGTGCAGGCGACGCGGCTGGCGACGCGGCCAGTTTGGCCTCCCGCTGCACTCCGCGCAGTTCGATGATCAGGTCGCGCACGGCGCGCTTTGCGGCTTCGCTCGGCGCCACGCCGTCGGCACGATGCCGGCGCGCTCGGGCCATCACCTCGGCCTTGTCCGCAGGGTCGAGGGATACCTTCTTCAGGCACGCGGTGAAACTAGCCATCGAGCACTCCGCTCATGATCATGGCGACGGCGATCTCGATCAGCTCGTCGTCGGTGAAGTCGGTGCGCCGGCGTGGCCCGTCGTCGGCACCGCCTGTCGGGGGCGCCGGGGGCTCAACGTCGCGCGGGAAGCGCCAGCTCGTCGGCGAGAACGAGGCCGGCTTGAAGCTCTTAGGGTGAAACACCCACGCCCCTCCAGGGGTCCGCTTCGGCGCCGGTGCCGATCACCGGCGCGCTGTTCATCTTCAGCACGTTGACCGGGATTTCGGTGCCGCTCAAGGCAGCTAACACCGCGGCCGCGTTGTCGTCAGCCGACGGGCACGGTGCGCCCAGCAGGGTCTGCAGCATCGAATAGATGCCAACTACGTTCTGCCCGGCAGTGAGGCCATTCGGCAGCACATAGGCCCAGATCTGCGCGGCACTGGCGCCCGGGGCAGCGGTGTCGGAGCCGCCCCCGAAGTAACCCGGGCCGAAGTACTGTCCGCCGAAGTAGGTGCGGCCGAACACGGCTTCAGCTCAGGTCGCGCGTCACCGCAGTGCGGTTGCCATTGGCGTCGACAACGGCATCGAGGCGATCCTTGGTGTCCGCCAGGTCGCGGTACTTCGGATTCGTCGTGTCCAGCCCCGAGGCCTTGCCGCCCAGCGCCGCATTGGCGAGTCGCAGCGACTGCACGACGGTGACCGACCCTTCAACCGCGGTGCCTAGCAATGCCGCAGCATTCGCGGCCGCGCTCGGCACATCGCCGGTGGCGGCCGGGCTCGTGGGGATCAGGTCGGTCTTTGCCTTGATCGCAGAGACCTCGGTGTCGATGTAGCCGGCGATGGTGGACAGCGAGCTGTTGACCGTTGAGAACGACGCGGCGATGTCCGAAGCATCGGCTGGATCGCTTGGCAGGTTCGTGGTCTTGCTGCTGATTGCAGAGAGCTGCGTGTCGAGATTCGCCGCCGCAAGCCCGAGCGCCGACCTGGTGCCGGAGGCGTCGAGCGGCGCCGTGTAGCCACCGCTGGCCAAGCGGCTGCTGATCGTGGCGTTCAGGTTCGTGCCGATGATGTGGCCGGCCTGGCCGGCGGAGTAGGAGCCCGGCAGTGTCGTGGTCCACGGGTCGCCAGCGGAGCCGGCCGCATTCAACGACGCGCCGGCGCTGCCTGCGCCGAGGTGGTCGCTGATCGCCTCATCCCACACCGCCGCCGCGATCGTCGCCGCGCTCGCGCCACCGCCGGTCGGTGCCTGCTCAAGGGCGTTGGCTGTCAGCCGGTAGACCCCGCCGTCGGCCTCCAGCGTGGTGTCCAGCTTGTCGGTGACGGCTTTGATGGACGCTACTTCCGTGTCCACGTAGCCAGCGATTGCGTTGATCGTGGCGTTGTCGGGCGCGGTGTAGCCGGCCGCGGAAAGCCGCGTGCTCACGGCCGCGTCGATGCGCCCGGTGATCGTCGTCGTGAGGCCAACGTCAGACAGTGCCGCGTCGGCCTCGGCATTGACGCTGGCTTTCATCGTCGCCGTGAGATCCAGCCCCGACGCCAGCGCGCTGACGCTGGCGTCGATCTTGCCGCTCACCAGCGCCGCCGGCAGGCGCGCCTGGATGTCCGTGGCCCTGGCGTTGACGGCCGCAACATCAGCCGAGACCGAGGCACCAGCGGGCGCACCCAGCCGCGCAAAGGCGTCTCCCGTCTGCGCCGTGTGGCCAGTGAGCGTGGCAACCGTTGGGATCGTCGCGCCGGTGTGTGTCACTGGCGCCAGGGTAACGAGACCGCTGCTCAAGCTGATCTGACCGGCGCCAGTACCGCTGCTGAGCAACACCGATGCACCGATGTCGCGCGCCGTTTGAGCAGTGCCGGCGCCCGATGGGCCCACCTTGACGACGTTGGCGTCCGCTAGGCCAGTCGCGTCCACCGCCAACGATCGACCGCTGATGGTTGGGTAGGTCAGGTCATCATTCAGCCGAGCCGAGATCTGCCACTTGACATCAGTCGGATCGGCTCCGGACCCAGACACCCTGATCGCGAGTTCACCCAGCGTGTTTGTATGCGTCGTCGTGAGAGCCAGCGAGTACAAGCCCGGCATGTTCGTAGCATCCAACTCGGTCACGGTTGGAGTGATGGCAGCAGGCGCGCCGCCGGCTTTGCTCGCATAGACCGTCAGGCCGCCAGACAGCCCGGTCTTGCCGGCAATGTGATCGGCGCTGGAGATCATCAGCACCGTGACGGTCACGGCCGTTGATTGCTTGAGGGTGCCTTCAAACATTTCTGCTTCCTACGCGGTTCGAAAGGGTTCGACGGAACAAGGTCGCAGCAGCGACGTTCGACACAACCCGCGGGAGGTCAAGAGCGAATAGTCGACCATAGAAATCGCCGGAGACCTCTGCGCACTGGCCCGCGCTCGGAATCTCACGGCCCCAGAAGGCCGCGTCGACAATCGCTCCATTGAGCGCTTCGCTCGCGCCGCCGCGTCGGCCAAAGGTGATGAACTTGTCAACGACCCCGATGTCCAGTTCGGGCGCATAACTGGCACGCAGCAATCCACCTTCATAACAAGTTACCGGGCCGCCCGTAACGCCCCGCACGACGAAACATCGCACTTGCCCGGCACCGTAGCCAGCGAACGAACTGGTCGCCATTGAGAAGTTGCCTTCGTTCAGCATCTCAATCTGACCGCCGGTCGTAACGCGAACCTGTAGCAATCCATTCAAGCCGAAAATAGTTCCATTGGCAGCGATGCTGTCAATGCGGACGACTGCTGCTATGGCCCAGTCCTTGCGCGCGATGGACTCGACGAAGGTGTGCTGAATCCCGTCGCCGCTTGCGCCGGCAACTTTGACTGCAGTCCCCGCGGCGGTATTAGTCCGGCTGCAGTTGATGTATGAGGACGACGCGATTCCAACCCCGCGCGCCAGCTGCTGGTTGCCGGTCGATCTGAAGACCGCTGTCGGTGCCGGCAAGCTGGCGTTCAGCGATTCCCACTCGGCCGGCGGCTGCTGGTCCCACTTCGAGGGGGAATATCGTATCGTCATGGATCAAGCCATGCGATGTTCGTTATAGATCGCGCTGAGGTTGACGGTGCGCGTTCCACCTTGGTTGGCCTTTGCCAGCAGTTTGAACTTCTGCTTGCCACTTACGTGAAGAGTGAATGTCCGCGTGCACGGATCTTCGCCTGGATCGTTGGTGCCGAAGGTGTCCATGCGCGGCAAGTACATGGCGTGTTCGTCGGAGTCGAAACTCGTGCCATCCGCCGACCACGCGATCTGCAGATCCACATAGTCGCCGCTGGCTGGTGTGCCCTGGTTGTCAAGTGTCACGGTCAAAGCCGCGGACACTGCATCGGCGTGAACAGTGATGGCGTCGAAGATGAAGCGGTTGGTGCTGCTCAACCCCTTCGGGGTCGACATCGTAGAGGTACCACCGAATGCAACCGCGGTGGTGTTGGTGTTGCTGTTGGCCATGCCTTAAACCTCCTGCCGGTGGCCATGCATGGCCAAGTAGTCGCCCACCGCGGCGCTGACGCCCCACGGCGGTGTCGAATAGAAGTGCGAAAACCCGCCCTGCCCATGCGTAAGCACGAGATCAGCATCGGCGTATGCACCTGACGCGGCCGTCCAGCGCTTCTCGGTGACGACCTGATCGCTCGGCTGCGCGGCCTCGATCGACCAAATGCCCTCGCTGGACCCGCCGTGTACAAGCCGCCCCTGACCCACCGCGCAGGCGGAGCCATAGTCAACCGTGCGCCAGGGCAGTCCAGGCCCGTACGTCGCTGGGTCCGACGACTTCGCGTCGTTGGCCACGTAGCGCCAGTCTGACCCATCGGGCAGGTATGCCAGTGGCCGGCCCTGGTTGCGCACGCTCCAGCTCTGAAGGAACACAGTGCCGCGCGGCCCGAAGCCGCCGTCGCTCACCGCGATCTTGTAGAACGGCACACCGTCGGTCCAGTAGGCCGCTGCGACAACAACCTGCCGTTCGCGCGTCTTGACATTGACGCGCAGCACCTGCCTCATCGCGCTCGATGCCACGTAAAGCCAGTCGTCGAGCAGGTACAGGCCTTCAGGCCTCAGAACGGGCTGCGCCTGCGCTTGCTCCAGCGTGCACAGCAAGCGAGGCAAGCGGCCCTGAGCGATCGTCGCCAACCCTGGCTGTCCCTGCAACAGCACGTCGCGCACGGCGCCAGTGTCGGGGTCCAGCACCACCACGCGGTCGGCCCCGCGCTCCGATGCGTAGATCGTGTCGTCGGGCCCGCAGGCCACGTCCCAGTAGTCCTGCCCCGTCGCCAGCACCGTGATCTTGGCCGGCGTGTCGTGGCTGCGGGGGTCGAACTTCGCGCGCAGGATGCGATTGCCCTGGCTGTCGGCAAGGAACGCCTGTGGCCCAACGATGTGGGGCTTCTCCATCCCGTTGTCGCCGTTCAGCATGGGCGCGGCCGACTCGTCGATCACAACGGTGGACGGCCGCCAGGCCATCCCCCACAGCTCGTGCGGACCGCGGTCAGCTTCGGCGATAGCAGACCAGTCACCGACCAGCTCGCAAGTGGCCTTGCGCGTCGCGTCGGTGGCCGGGATCGGAAGCCCGGCCGGGGCGGTGTGACGCCATCCGAGCAAGGTTTTCAACGTGCCCTTGGGATCGATGTGCACCAGGCTCCATGACGTGCACACGTACAGCCCGCCGTTGCGCCCGATCTGGATGTGCATCGGGGCGCTGAGCGTGCCGACGCCGCGAGGACCGTCAAGGCACGGCAGCGACGGGTAGCGGCTGCTGGCCAGGTCATACCAGTAGTAGGACTGCGTGTTCGAGCCGTGGACCACGCCGTTCGTCAGGCGCGGCCGGTAGTCGTCGTGGTGGCGCCACGGCACGACCTCGAACTCGACCAACGTCTTCCGGTACCGCAGATCCGAAAACGGCGCCGCGGCGCGCAGCACGTAAGGCACGCTGGTCGGCGTGCGCTGCATCGGCACCCACGCCCACGACACCTGCCCCCAATGATGCGAGTAGACCCCGTAGGTCGCTTGCACGATCAGCATGCGGTCCGGCGTGTAGTCCGCTCGCTGGACGTACACAGCCAGCGGGATCATCGACTCATCGCTGCCCTCGATGTCCAGCAGATGCCAGCCGGGGTCCATGGCCGCGGTGTTGAGCGTCACGTCGGCATAGACCGATCCAGCAGCCGGAGACACGGACCCGACTACCGCTCCATTGCTTGTGATCTGGTACTGCGCCGCTTCGAAAGATCGCGTGCTCGTCTTCGGGTACCACCCTTGCCCGTCATCACGCCCCTGGCTTGCGGCAGCCAGCGTGAGCTTGAGCGTCGGGCCGGTGGCGATGATGGGCTTTTCCTCACGGTCGTAAGCGTCGCCCCAGGACCACTCGCGGAACATCACGATGCGGCGGTAATCGAGGATCCGAGTCGTGGGCAGCGTCGGCGCAACGGGGGCCGGCGGATCGACGACAGGGTCAGGCTCCGGTTCCGGAGTCGGCTCTGTCGTCGCGAGCAGCACTTGGCGCGCGCCGACGGCCGTGGCGTGCAGAGTCTCCGTCGCGGCGACGAGTGCCGCGTAGAGATCGGTGGTGGTGCTCATGCCGTGAAGCTCACCGTGACCCAACTTCCGGGCACCGTCGTCACCGTCTTGGCAGCGACCGGATCGGCCGAGCGAACGCCGCGCGGGAACAACGTGCTGCACGGCTCCACGGTCACCGTGGTCGCGCCCTTGGTGTTTGTGAGCTGGCAAGACCAGCTCGTCGCGGTCTCGACAACGTTGCGCCAGTAGAAGCCCAGGTTGACGCCGCCCGCCGGGTCTACGTGCGGATCCTTGTCACGCGAGCTGCCGCTCAGGTAGGGGACGCCCTTGCGGAACATCGTGCGGTCCAGCGCGTAGCTGGTCTCGATCTCTTGCATGCTCGGCGGCGTGCCGTGATCTCCCTGGTTCCACGCGAAAGCGAAAGGCCGCTTCATGGCGCGCAAGGCATCGTGCGCCTGCAGCGTGTCGACCCAAGGCACGTACTGGTCATTGGCGCCGATGGCGAAGCCGATCCACGGGATCACGCGCGTCGGATCGAGGATGCCGGCGATGTTGTCGAAGTACCCGAGCGCAGGGCCTCCGCCGTCCGCTGCCGCCAGCGTAGGCGCCGCGTCAAACGGCATTCGCGTCGCGCCACCGCCAGGCCAGTCCACGATCTCCAGCAGGCCGACCGCGGACGCCGACCGCCACCGCGGCTGCCAGGCGAAACACGCGGTCAGCAGGTCACCATGGCGCACAGCCAGACGCGCAGCGGCCCAGCCGCCCATGCTTTGGCCGGACACTTGGATGTTGTTGGTGTCGCCCTGCGGGTAGCGCTCGGCGATCGTCTGCAGCATCTTGACCAGTCGGCGGTCCGTGTATAGGTTCAGCACGCCGTCGCCGTTAGACCACCCGGACCACTGTGACTGCAGCCATTGCCCGTCGGCGCGCTGTTGGCGGTCGTTCGGGCGCAGCCGCATGTGGTCACCACCCAGCGTCACCGCCATGTACATCTGGCTTTGCGGACCGGCGTCGAACTTCAGGTCCCCTGAGCATTCGCCGACCCACCAATCCCCGACCCGATCGCCGTCAGGGATCGGGCCGCCGCCACTGCCATGCAGGATCATCACAATGGGCTGGCCAGGTGTGGAGGCGGGGGCCAAGCTTGGGTCGGTGCTGGCGCCTTTGGTCCACACGATGGCCCCGGTTGGCGTTGGGGTCGGGGCGGGTGCGGGTGCGGGCGCCGGGCTCGGAGCCGGAGAAGGCGCGGGTGCAGGACTCGGAGCCGGCGCAGGTTCGGCAGTCAAGCTCGCGCGCAGAGTCGACTCTGCGCTGAGCACGGCTTGCGCCGCCGACTTGATCGAGTCCAGCGCGGCGAGTTGTTCAATGGTGGCAGTCATGCAATCCTCTTGATCCTGGCCAGCACCACATCAGCCTGACCATACGAACCCGGGCGGGTGATCTCCCACTCGCCCTGTGCGGGCGCGGGGAGGACTTGCACCACCGGCTGCGGGGCCGGCGGCACGTTCACTGTGACCACTGGCGCGCACTCGCGCACCGCAGCCACCAGCGGAGACAGGTCGATGCCCTTGCGGGCCTGCAGCAGTTCGAGCAATTCGCCGAGGGCCGCTTCCGCGGTGGCTGCGATGTCCAGCTTCTCAGCGATGGCCGCGAGGCTGGCTTCGATGCTCTCGGCCAGCTCGACCAGTTCGGGCTTCATGCCATCAGGCACTGCAGCAGCGCCTTCAGCGAGGTGACGCGACGCTCGACGGCCTGCACGCCCACCGGCTTCTTGGTGTCCGCCCCGGGCCCGGCTTCACCGACCCCGATTTGCCCTTGCACCACGGATTCGCCAGGGGCCGGGGCGGATGTTGACTCTTGAACGCCGAAGAACTTGCTCCGGCTGCTGACGGCGCCGGCCTGGCGGATCGCCTCCACCGCTTGCGCATCGGTCGCGCCGGCCGGGATCACGATCGGCTCGCCGCTGTCGAAGTCCAGCATCGGCGTCTTGCCGAGGTAGGGCGTCAGCGTGCCGTCGGTGTTGGTGCGCAGTTCGACAGGTTCGGCAGCGCTGGGCGTGCGGCCGACTTTGCCGAGTGGGCGGGTCAGTGCTTCGTCTCGGGCGCCCACATCCGCAGCAGTTGCATGCGGCGCAGGGCCGGCTGCAGGCGCGGCGGCGGCAGGATCCACTGCGACGTGCTCAGCAGCGCCAGGTCCCACAGTTCGGCTGCTTCCGCCTGGCTGATCACGCCCAACAGCAGGGGTTCCTGCAGGTACCGCGGCAGGAACTGCCACGTCAGGCTGTTGCAGGTCATCAGTCGCCTTCGGGGTGTGGACGGGCGCGGCCTTGCCCATCTCGGGCAACATCGCCTTGATCTGCGCGGCATCCATGCGCTGCGACACGGAGCCGATCAGCTTGTCGCCGTAGCCGTCGGCGAAGCTCCTGCGGTAGACCTCGATGGCCTCTGCCGCGGTGTCGACGCCGGTGACGACCTTGTGCTCGTCGAAGGACCAGTCGGGCTTGTTCTGGTTGATGACCCAGAACGAGCCGTTGTCGCCCTTGTCGCCGATGAACAGGTCCACGTGGTCACCGTCGGAGCCGGTGCTGCCGCGGATGTAGCCGTAGTGCGCCGGCATGCGCACTTCCCACGGCTGCGCCTCGTCGGCCTTGCTGCGCCGCACCGACCCCTTCGGGTTCTCGATGCTCACGTCCATGCCGCTGATGCGGACGTGCCCCTTGGCGTAGTTCCCTGCCTCCTTCTGGGCGTCGGTCGGCTCGGCCCGATCGTTCAGCGGGCTGGTGGCCGCTTCGTGCGCAGCGCGGTCGATGGTCTCGTCCAGGCCGGTGAAGTCCTGGGCGGCCGGCGCAGCGGGAGCGGCCGCTGGCGTTGCAGGTTCTTCCACCGCCTGGTCGGCCCCCGCCTCAGCTTCCGGCGCCACAGCCGCCTGCAGGCCGCGCATGCCCTCGGCGTCGATCGGCTTGGCGACCAGGCCCTTCTGCGACAGCGAGTCGGCCAGCTTCGCCAGGAACCCCGGCACGTCGCCGGCCGGCATGCCGTTGACCGCTTCCTTCGCGCGCGCCACCGCCTTCGGGTTGATGCCGAAGGCCGCGGCCAGTTCGTCGAAGCGCTTGAGCGCGCCGGCGCGAGCCTCGGTCGGCGCGGTGTTCGACCCGGGCTCCATGAAGCTCGCCAGCTCGCGCGCTCGCAGCCCGCCCTCGATCTGGCCGATGATCTGTGGCGTCGACATGCCGCTGACTTGATCGGCCCGCGCCGCCGCGTGGCGCGCGCCATTCAGCGCCGCCGGGCCGCCGCCCATCACCAGGCTCTGGCCCAGCGTCACCTTCAGCGTCTGGCCGGCCGCTTCCAGGTAGTCGGCCATAGTGGCGTCCGGTTTCAGCGCGGCCGGCCCCAGCTTGTCGGCCAACGTCTGCATCAGGGTGGTGAGCTGTTCGCCCGGCACCTCCTTGACCAGCATCTCGCCGAAGACCTTGGCCATCTCGCCGGACGGCAAGCCTTTGGTCACCGACTTCAGCAGCTTGATCTGCTCGCCGAAGCCGAACTTCTCGCCGGCGGCCTCGGCCAGGCCCATGATGCCGGCGCGGGTCGCGGACTCACCGATGCCGAAGCCAGCATCGCGGCCGGCGCCGTACTCCTGCAGCGCCGACTGCGCGAACAGCGTGCGCAGCGCCCCCCCGCCGGCAACGCCCAATGCCAACGACGGCAGCGAGTTCGTGATGGACGAGAACACCTCGGCCACCAGCTTGTCGTTGCCCTTCAGGTCCTGCATCGCGCCGTTGCTGGTGGCCTCCGCCTTCTTCTCCGCACCAGCGGCGAACTGGGCAACCGCATCCGCACCAAACAGATCGGCCGCCAGGCGAACCGCGCCGGTGCCGACCTTGCCGAGTTCCGCGACGCCAGAGACAACGCCGCGCGCCGCCGGGTTCTTCACGCCGGCCCGCAGATCCTCCATCTGGCGGTTGGTCCATTCCAGCGGCTTGGCCTCTTGCGGGCGCCGCTCAGCAGCGATGGCCTCCGCCCGCTCGCGCGCCTGACGCTCGGGTGACTGGCTCTCCTGCAACCGCTCGGCCAGCACGCGCCGGCCGATGTCCGGGTCCGGCTGCTGCAGCATCTCGGCCGCCGTCAGCGGGCGATCCACGCGCCGCGGGTCACTCGCCGCGAAGGCATCGCGCGCACGACGGTCTGGCTGCGTGCCGAACGAGCGCGGGTCCCTGGCGCGGGTGATCGTCTGCTGCTCAGGCTCCGACTGATCGGCCGGCGACGCAGTTCCTGCGCTTTCGTCCGGCAGCATTCCCTGCGCCTGCTCTGCCGTCACGTGCGACGCATCAGGCATCGGCAACGTGGCTTTCTCGCGCAGCCAGGTGCCCGCACGTTCCAGCAGTCCTGGCGCCGCCGGAGGCGGCGGCGCCGGCGCTTGCTCGGGGCCGAAGATCTCATCCCAGTTGACCCCACGCCCAGCCTTGCGCTCAGGCTTGGGGGCGGCATCGCCCGGGCCGCCACCCGGCGCAGATGCCGACTTCTCCCCACCCTTCTTCAGCCGCTTGCTCTCGGCCCAGGCCCGGATGTCCTCTTCCGCATCGGCCACCTCGGCCAGCCGCGCAGCGGCTTCGGTTTGCGTCTTCGGCGCCGGGGCGTACCGCGGAGACGTCGGTGCCGCAACCGCCGCGGCCTCAGGCGCCTCCTGCGGCGACCCGAGCTTTGGGTCGCCGAAGATCTGGTCCCAATCGACGGCCATCGCTCAGTCGGAAAGCGTTTGCCCGAACGGCACTGGCCGCGGCTTGCCGCCGCGCTTCTTCCATTCGGCGATCGACTTCTGGATGGCCGTCCCAACGTCGATGTTCGGATCATCGCTCATCACGGCTTGCGCGCCCTTGGCAATCAGCAAGGTTTGCTCGTCGGACACCTTGTTGCCGCCCATCAGGCCCTGCTGCGGCATGCCGATGATGCGGGTGACCTGATCGTGGATGTCCTTGAACGACTTGACACGCTTGTCGGTGCCGCCTTTGCCTTCACCGGCCCTGATGGTGGCGGCCTGCAAGCGGGACTGAGCGCCAATGTTTGCCGCGCCGAGGGTGGCGGCATTGTTGCCGGCGGCAGCCCTTTCGCGGCTGGCGTTGTCCATGCCGTGAATCTGTTGGTTGTAGCCGAACCTCACGGCTTCAAGACCTCGGGCGTTTGCGCCCTTCAGGTCTTCGGTCTTGCGCGCCTCTTCGCCCTTGACCTGCGCGATCTGCGCTTCCTTCTGCGCCCCCAGACGGGCCTTCAGTTCCTCCATCTGCATCAGCGCCTCGTTCCTGGCAGAGGTCGCTGGGTCCACCAGCGAGGCCTTCACGCGGCCGTAGAGCTGGCGCATCTGCTCGTTCGTGAAGGTCTGCGTCGTACCGTCGTCGAACTTGAAGGTGGTCTTCGTCGGGATCGCTGCCAAGCCTGCGACGGCATCGGCTCCCTCCACCTGCTCGCTGCCGACGATGCGCTTGCCGCCCGACATGGTGGGGTAGATCGAGCGCATGAACTTGTCGGCGTCGCCGGTCATGTCGTATTCCTGCAGCGCTTGCGCCCTCGCCTTCAGGCGCATCGGCGCCACTTGGGCTTGGTTGGACATGAATTGGTCCCACAAGCCAGCTTTGGCCAACGCCGTGCCGCGGGTCTCGGCGGCCTCAAACATCAGCGCATCGTCCGGCTTGAATTGGCCCGGCGCACCGGCCGCTGCCCAGCGCTCCTTGGCCCGATCGATGACGGAAAGCCCCTCGCGGTTGGCGGCCTCGAAGGCCTCGCGCTGCGCGCGCTGACGCGCGATCTCTTCCTGCTGCTGCTTCCAAGCAACCCCCTGCTGGTAGCCCAGCAGCGCATTAGTGAGCCCGATCCCGGCCATCACGCCACCTCTTTCTCAAGTTGCTTCACGCGCTTGGACAAGTTGCCGATGGCCGCGTGCTGCAGGCCGATCAGGGCTAGCCCATCCACCGTGCGGCCATCGCTGACCTGCGGCGCCACCTTCGCCAGGTCCTCGGCCATTGGGCCCATGCGGTCCTTGGTGTTGCCGTCGCCCTCGCCCTCGCGGTAGCGCCAGTGATTGGCCGGCGACTTCTCGATGGCCTTGATCGCAGCCAGACCTTCCACGCGCTTGCCGACGTGCTTGGTTTTTCTGCTCGACGAGAACATGCCGTAGGCGGTCAGCCCTGCGTTCAGCAGGTCGCTGTACATCGAGGTCTTGTTCGCCTGGTTCTGTGCGGCGATCTGGGCCTGCGAGTTGGCGATCCCGGCCGCCGTGCCCGCAGTGCCGGTGGCAACGCTGGACTGCTGCGTGCTGCTGTTCACCAGGTTGCGGCCGTAGTTGGCCGCGTTGCTCACCAGTTCCAAGCCCTTGTTCTCGACGTTGGTCCTGGCGGTGTTGGCCGCGCCGGCCTGGGCCTTGGCCTCTTCCAGCCGGTTGGCGTTGCCCATGGCCGTGATCGTCGTCGGGTCCATGCCGTAGCGGATGGCCTCTTCATTGGCCTGCTGGCGCTGCTGGTCGAAGCTGCTCGCCACCTGGCCCATGGCCTGCTGGGCGGCCATCTCGCGGCGCTGCGGCGTGTCGTAGTTCAGCGCCGACGCGGCCATCTTCTGTTCGATCGGCCGGAAGGTGCTGAGATAATTGCCCCACTGGTCGTCACCGCGGCCGCTGATCTTCTGCTGCTCGGTCAGCAGGTTCTGGAAGAGCTGGTCGTACTTCGAGGTGTCGGTCGACTGGCTGGCGCTGGACACGGCGCCGGCGGCGCCTGCCACGCCGACCGCGGCTGAACCAAGCTTGGCCAAGTCGCTCGCGGTGACAGGTGTGCCGCCGACTTGGAACAGGCTGCTGCCAGTGCTACCAGTTCCAGTGGTAGTTCCCGCGCTGCCGGCGGCCTTGGCGGCATCGCCAAGCCCTACTCCTGCTGCAGCCGCGGCGCCGCCAGTTACGCCCGTCAGACCGCCCGCCGCGGCCAATTCCGGATAGGCGGCGATGATCTGGGCGTCGGACATCCCGTTGGCAGCCAGGAACGCGATCTGCTCCGATGCCGACATGCCGCCGGTCGCGGCTGCGCCAGCACTGGCCCCAGCACCCGCCAGCGCCTGGCCGCCAAAATACGCGCCGGCGCTTGCGGCTGCCAAGCGGGCCAACCCTCGCGCATCCGTCGCGCCGGAGTTCCACCCCTGCCACTTGCCTTGGGCGTCCCAGGCGCCGGCAACGTCGTTGCCGCCCCAAGTACTGACGTTCCGCGGTTGGGAGATCGTCCACCCCCCAGCACCGGACGGATCGTCGATCCAGTTCGTCGAGTCGCCGGTGCCGACCTGCACTTGGTTGGGCTTCCACTCGATCGTGGGCCCGAACTGGCCTGGCATGCTCCAGATCGGCTTGCCCGCCTGGTAACCGGACTCACCCTCGTAGCCCCCTGGCGCTTCCTGCCCCGGCTGCCACCCGTTGGTCAGCGCGTAGAGCTGCTGCAGCAACTCGGGCGACAGGTCTTGCTCGAACGGAAGCAAGGGGTTGGTGTTGATTGCCATGCGGATCTCCTATCCCATTGCCGCTAGCAGGAAGCACATCAGCGTGTCGTCCGCCGCGTCGTACTGGCAGACCATGAAGTCCATCGCGCCGGCCGCGGTCGAGAGCGTGGGCGCCACGCCGCCCTCGAACATGTACATGCCGCCAAAACTCAGCGTGCGCGATCCGGTGCCGTCTTGCTGGATGCGCAGGTACAGCACCTGCCCGTCGTGCAGGTTCGTCGGGTCGGCCAAGGTGCAGTTGCCGCCCAGCGTCACGCGGAAGCTGTTGGCGAGGGCCGCGTCCACGTCGATCGTGGCGCCGTCCTCAAGCTCCACCACCCGTTCGCCGAGATCGCTGCGCACCGTCGCAGCGTCATCGGTGCTCAGCACGCCGTCCGTCAGCTTGGCGAAGCCGGTGCCGGTCGCGCGCGTACCGCGCTTGCCCGAGGTGCCGGAGAACACCACCACTTCACCGGCCACGCTGGCGGAGGCCTCGCTGATGAAGTCGCCGTGGTTCTGGACGGTGATCCACCCAAACGCGGCGCCGAGGCGGATGAACGTCAACGCTCGGCCCCTGGGGTCCACCACCTGGCTGTCGGTGGATTCGTCCAGCAATTGCCCGCCGGGGTCGACCTCGTTCAAGAGCGAGCTGTTCGTGAACAACACGCCCGCGACCGAGCCGGCCGGCACAGTGGCTGGCGGCAGCGTGGCGACGACATCAGATGCGCTCGTGCAGACCGTCAGCTTCCCGACCTGAAGCTGCACCGTGTCCTGATCGTCCTCGGCCACCTGCAGGCCGGACGTGGCCCCCAGGCTCGCGCGCACTGCGTGGAAGACCACCGACTGCGCCGGGTTGCCGGCCCGCGTGGCCGTGATCTTCACCGTCGCCACGTCGGCAGCCATCGCGTGCACCGACAGCGCCACCTGCGCCGCGCCCGTCACCGGGCCCGGGCCGTTGTTCAGGGTCGCCGCGCAGCCGTCCGCCACCATGGCGAAGGACCACGCCGCCGTCTCGTCGGCCGCGCCGCGCTTCATCGTCACCAGCGCGCCCACGTCGCCGAAGTCCCCGCTGCTGCCGTCGCCGGCCGCCGGCACCAGTTGCCAGGTGCGGGTCAAGTCCAGGATCAGCGCCTTGTCACCTGCGTCGCTGCGGTAGGCGATGGCCGTCTTGCGCAGATCGCCCAGCGCCGCCGTCACGCGCACGTAGCGCACGCTGGTGCCCATGCCGCCCACGAAGTTCGCCGGGGTCAGCGTGGCCGACGTGGCCGACACGCCGGTCAGGGTGATGGAGCCCAGCGATCGATGGTCGGCGCCGAAGGCTTCCGCGTGGAACCGCACCCGCCCGGCCACCAGCGTCAGGCTGGCCGTGAACAGGATCGCCGGGCTGGTGCTGGTGGTGCTGCCAACGCTGGGGAAGGCGAACTCCGCGCCCGAGGCCGTCAGGTCCATGGCCGGCAACACGGCCGCCGCACCGCCGCCTCCACCGCCGCCGGTGACGACGATCTTCGTCAGCGCGATCGAGGCATTGCCCGCGCCCGCCACGCCCGACTCGTATGCCACCAGCCCCAGCTTCACCAGCTCGCCGCGCAGAACGAACTTCGACAACGAATCGCCGGCGCCCACCGGCTCGCGTGCTCGCACCCACTGGTGCATGCGAAGCAGGTACTCGCGGATCTCGTCGATCCCGGCGTTGGGCGGCAGCGCCGCCAGTTCCGAGACCTGCTCGCCCCCGAAGTAGGTCGTCATGGCAGGTCGACCATCTCCTCGCCGACAAACACGCCCTCGGCCGGGCCGGCGCCCCGGATCTGGTACTGGAACTCCTCGGCCGTGTAGCCGCTGGGCAGCCGGAAGGCATCGTCGCTGCCGACCACTTTGGCGTTGACCTTGATCTGCCCGTCAGCCCACAGGCTGAACTCCACCGGGTACTCGGTGGCGACGATGCGCGCTGCGCCCGGATTGGTGGCGCGCGGGTGGCGCTTGACCTTGCTCTTGAAGGTGGCCTGCAGGATCGTGCCCGTGTCCCACTTCAGGATCTCGTTGTCCTCTGCCAGCAGGTACAGCGCGCCGTTGATCAGGTCGTTGAAGATCGCGTAGGCGCCCTGCGTCAGCCAGATCACGCCCTTGGGGTCGAGCGTGTTGATCATGAGGCCGGCTCGCTTGGTACCGTCGTTGTAGAAGCCGACGTACCACGCGCCCCAGTGCGCGCCGATCAGCGTCTCGGGCATCAACGCTTCCCACTGTTCCAGCGTCAGGATGCCTTCGGTCATCATGAAGCTGCCGCGCTGGCCGTAGTAGCTCAGCCCCTTCGGGCCGGCCCAGCACACCCCGTGACCCACGCCGACCACGCTGCGCTTGCTGACGCACGACTGGCTGGAGTAGATCGGCGAGTCCACCATCGCCGAAGGAGAAGTGCCCGTCACCGAGCGCGGAATGCCCGTGGTCGCCAGCACCCAGTTCTGCCCGAACTTTGCCGAGCCGACGATGGTGTCCGGCACCTGGCGCCGGTACTCCGACGGCCAGCCGTGCGGGTTGTAGGGCACGCAGGTCATGTACTGCTTGCCGCGCCACATGCCGTGCATGCCGGCCCACAGCTCGATGATGCCCTTGCCGTCGTCGGGCGGCTCCAGCCAAGCCGGCTTGCTGGTGGATCCGCCGGTCTGCAGGATCGCGCCGCGCGTCGTGCCGTCGTCGGTGGCAGTGGTCGAGGCCACGCTCACCTCGGCCACACGCTGAAAGTCGCCGCCGGTGCTGACGTAGATGCGGCGCCGGTCGATGTTGCTGAAGTTCCCGCCCGGTACGGCCGGCAGCCCGCTGATGCTGGCCGCGACGGCACCGGCGCAGCTCACGATCACGGCCTCCCCTGGGGGACCTTCGTCGCCGTTCGCGCGCACGAAGGTGCTGACGTAGGCCCGCGTCTCTACGAGGTCTGTCTCCGTGGGGTCTGGCACCGCCACGGCCATCCCGGCGTCCGGTGCCGGGATGCCAAGCTGGTAGCTGCCGCTCGGGAATGGCGGCGTGGTCAGGAAGGTGTTGTCGGTGTAAACCGGCTTGGAGAACCCGGCGCCGGTGATGTAGGTCCGCTCGTCAGGGTCGCTGGCCAGCAGCGAACGCGCCGCGTCCCCATCGTGCTCGCTCGACAGCCACCATTGCGTGTCGCTGGGCGTCTCGCGGCCCATGCGGTAGATCCAGTTCTGCTGCACCAGCGCGCCGCCCACGGTCTCACCGGGGCCGGGGTCACCGCCGAACTCGAGCTGGATCCGGCCCACGTCCGTCATGCCACAGCGCACGATCCGGGTCTTGCCGGCGGGCACGGCTGCCAGGTCGTACTCGTTCATGAAGCGCTCGCGCTGCACGCGGTGCATCACGCGGCCGGCCTTCAGGTAGAACAGCAGCACGTCACTCGTCGCGCTCTGCCAGTCCCGCTTGTCGTCGAGCAGCACGACCGGGGACGTGGCGCCTGGGTACTCCGACGTAGTCCACGAGGCCGTCAGCGCGTTGTACCAGTAGTGCTTGGCGACGCCGCCGTCCATGTAGGCCACCGTCGGGCGCATGTTCTGGTCGAACGAGAAGGAGATCTCGGTGATGCTGGCCCCGCCTGTCACCGCGGTCCACGCGCCACCAGATTCCGGCCGCACCTCGATGAAGCCAGCGCCGGCGCGAGCCTCCCACACGCGCACCTGCAGGCCCTGCGACGGATCGCCGATCGCCACGCCGCCCAGCTCGTAGTCCACCATCAGCGATGACCGTGCGCGACCATCCGGCGACAAGTACGCGCCCGGCACCGCGTCGGGCGAGAACTGATTCAGCGGCATCGCCACGTCACGGCCTCCGAGCCCAGGACTGCGTGATCGTCAGCGAGAGGTTCTTCGTGTTGTCCTTCGGGATCACGCCGTCGAGCACGCACTGATAACTGCCGAAGATGCCGGAATAGAAGAAGCCCATGACACCGCCGCCGCTCGCAGCCGCGATCGAACCGCTTGCACCCACCGACACGATCACATCGGCCGCGCTCGCGATCGCGTTGCTGCCATAGCCGTGGGCCACGTAAGTCCAGCTCGTGCCGTCTACGCTCTGGAATGCGTAACCGCTCGGCGTCGCCGACGCGAAGATGCGGCCGTTGATGCCCGTGAACCCATTCAGCGCCACCGAGATCCCGAGCGCATAGGCCGCCCATGAGGTTCCATCAACGCTCACGCGCACGGCGTTCGTGTCACCCCCCACAAGGTAGATGTCGTTGCGGAAGCCGGCTGAAACCAAGTTGGCCGAAGTCCCCGAAGTGCGCGTGGCCCACGTCGTGGCGTCGCCGCTGGACAGGATCGTGCCGGTGTTGCCGACCGCGAGATAGACGCCGCCCGCTCCGCCGTAGGTCACGGCGCGCAGGTCGTTCGCCGTGCCGCTGGTTCGAGAGGTCCACGTCGTGCCGTCGGGACTCGTGAGGATGACGCCGCCAGCGCCCACGATGACGTACAGCCCGCCACCATAGACCACGCCATTGAGGTTAGCCGCGGTCCCGCTGGTCCGAGATGTCCAAGTGATCGCATCGGGGCTGGTGAGGATCACGCCGCCAGCACCGACGGCAACGAAGAGGCCGCCGCCGTAGACCACGCCGTTCAGCGCCGTCGCCACACCGGAGGTGCGCGAGGTCCACACCTGCCCGATGATGGTCTCATTGGCCGGCGTCGTGAGGATCACGCCGCTTGCGCCGACGGCAACGAAGAGGCCGCCGCCAGCCGTCAGGCCGTTGAGGCTCTGCGCGGTGCCGCTGGTCTGCTGGATCCACACCAGTCCGCCGCGAATGTTGGAATTGCCGGTGCCCGCCGAAACCGTGAACGAACAGCTCAGCGAGTTGTCGACGTAGGCGGCGTTCGACGCCGTTCCCATGGTGTTGCCGCCGTCAACTGGAGAACTGTTGCCGCCATCCGTCATCCTGATCGGCAGCGGCAGACCGACATTGGACTGAACGGCCGCAGGGGCGCCATAGACCGTAGCACCGTAGCCATTCCACACCCGCGCGCCCGCGCCCAGAACCGCCACTCTCGGTGCCCACCCGGACTGAAATGCCGCGCCGCCATAGTCGCCGTCGTCTGCGTTGAACGCTCTGATCGTGTAGTTGTACGTCCGCGCGCCGATCGTCACCGAGCCGGTGAAGTTGCCGGTCGGCACGTACATCCGCAGCTCGTAGATGACGGTGAGCTGGTCGATCGCGATCACGCTCTTCGTCGGGGAGATGAGCGAGCGCGAGGCCACGCTTGTCGATGTCCAGCCGACCCCGACCTCATTGAGGTTGCCGACGACAGCGCCTTGTGGAAACACGAACGTCTTGCGCACCCAGCCGAACCGCGGGGCGGCAGTCTCGACGCCACTCGATGACGACGTGGCGCCATCCTTAACTGCGATCTGCGCCTGCAGCGTCGTGTCGGTCACGGCCGGCGTGGCGTTCCCCGTGCCGACCATGCAGTAACGCAGCAGTTCGACGCTCTGGCCCATGGCGTTGAGTCCAGCGTTGGTGAGCAGGTTGTCGGTCCACCCGGAGTCCCAGATGAGTTCGCCATGCCGGCGCAACAGCAGCCTCTTGCGGCCGCCGAACGTGGCCTTGGGCATTTGAATCGCGTTCATGAGAGTGTCCCGCCCACAAGGGCCGTTGATACGTCGACGCCTTCGTCGTCCGCCGGGTCGCGGTGCGTCACGTACGAGATGACCGTCGTGAGGTCGCCCGACACAAGGTCCGTCGAAACATCGATCCCATCGGGATCCGCCTTGATCTGCTGGTAGGCGATGACGGTTACCAGATCGCCGGTCGCCAGGTCCGTCGAAACATCGATCCCCTCAACCTCGGCCTTGAGCGTCTGATAGGCGATCACCACGTCCAGCGTGCCGGCCACCAGCGCCGTCGAGACATTGATCGAGCCCGCCGCCTCCGACAGGTCGCCTTCCTGCAGGTCGCTCGACGCGTTGAAGCCGTCGCCAAACTCCAGCGGGTAGATCAGCGAGGTCAGCAGCGGTCCCGTCTCGCTGACCAGCGTGTGCACGTGCGTCGCGGCCCTCAGGCCCCTGAAGTCCTTGCGCCGGGTGTCCAAGTTCTCGGCGTACACGCCGATGCCCAGCGGCAACTTCTTGCGGTTCTTGGCCTCGATCGAGCCCAGGAACACCTGATCGCCGACCAGCAGCGTCACCAGTAGGCTTCCGAGGTCAGGACCGGCAGTGGCGCCGTGGACAACAGGCGGTGGCACCAGGCCGCGCTGGCGATGCCGCGGAAGTCGTCGTAGCGCGTGTCGAGGTTGACGGCATCGACGCCGACGCCCTCCTGCTCGATCATTTTCTCGTTGTCGCTGATGTTCGCGGCCAGGAACACCTGATCGTCGAACACCAGCGTCACAGCGGCTGCATCCTCAAGCTGCGCCGGCGGGTCGGGCCGGCGGACATGCTGGCCTGGGTGATGCCGTCATCGAACTCGCGGCGCAGCCAGACCTGCGCGTTCGGGTTGGACCACGGCTTGTTCGGCTCGGTGACCAGGAACGAGGCCGCACCGCAGCTCAGCGCGTGGTACCAGCCGCTCCAGGCCTCGGCTGGGATGCCTGTGGCCGCGGCGGCAGGCATCAGCGCCGCCACGCCTACCACGTCCACGCCCACGGCATCCGGCTCGTGCGTCAGGTACAGCGTGTCGGGCTCGCGCGCGCCGATGCGCGGGCAGTCGGTGTCGTCCGGGCCCACGTCTTCGTCGCCCGGCAGCGCAACGTGCATTTCCCGGCCGCCGAGCCAGGCCGACTGCACGGAGGCGAGTTGGGCCTCGGTCGGCGCGGTGAACGGGTAGGCCAAGGTGGCCGCGGCCGTGGTCAGCAGCACGTTGCGTTCCGTGCGCCAGACCCGCGAGACCTTGAAGAACTCGCGCGCCGCGCGCCGCATCGCGTTGTCCAGCAGGAACGACGGGCACTCCGAGGCGCGGGCCAGCACCGCCGGCCGCATCTGCGCCCAGGTCACGAACAGGGCCGGGTCGACGATCATTGCCCAACCTCCTTGGCCTTGCCGGCAGCCGAGGTCAGGTCCACCGACTGCCCGCGCTTGCCCAGGCAGGCCAGGAACAGCGAGTAGTACTGCTGCGCGTACTGCGCGCTCTTGAGCTTGGTGATGTCCTTGCTGAAGTAGCAGAACAGCACGTAGTTCTGCATGGCCTCGGCGTAGATGTCGTTCAGGCCGATCGGGTCGCCGATGGCCGCCAGGTCCGCCGGCGGGGCGGCGTAGATCAGCTCGACCTTGCCGCCGTTGTTCGGCCAGACGTAGAAGGCCGAAGGATCGCGTTCGTCGAAGGTCCAGTATTCGACCGGGCCCGACGTGTCCGCGTGCCAGTTCGGCAGGTTGTCGTCCAGCCAGGCGCGGGAGGTGCGGTGGATCGGCGTCGAGCGCGCCGCGCCGACCACGTTGCACACCAGGTCGACGACCTCGATGCCGCGGGCCAGCGACAGCCCGGCCAGCGTCTGCCGGGAGCCCGCCTGCAGCATGGGCTGGGCCATCGTCGCGCCGGCCTTGGGCAGCTCGCTCACCACGGCCCGCTGCGCGTCGTTCACCCACTTCAGCGACTCGGCCGCGCCCCAGTAGGTCTGGTCGACATCGTTCGCCTTCGTGATCGCGCGGCCCACGATGTCGCTGCCGGTGATTGGCATTCCTTCTCCTAGAAACTCACCACGTCCACGCCGAGCCCCGCGTAGTCGCTGCGCTTCATGGCGATCTCGACCGCGTGCCGCGCCGAGGCGCCCGCCTCAAGCGCGCCCCATGCGAAGTCCTGGCCGCCACCGAAGGCATAGACACGCTCACGCATCCGCGAGTACCAAAGCTCGTTTCCGAGCTGCCAGATGCGCCGCTGCTCATCAATGACCAGCGCGCATTGGTTGTTCAGCTCATCCGGCTTGAGGAACGCAAGCGGGTCGGGCCGCTCGCGCTCTCCGCGCATCCATGCGAGCACGGCCAGCGCAAAGCTGCCGTTGCCGGCGAAGGCGATGAGAAAGCGCGAGCCATCGGCAGCCTTGAGCTTGAACACCTTGCACACTCTGCGGCGAGCGGCACCGCTCCATGAGCAGCGGTCGGCAGCCAATGTCCTGCCGTCCCAGGCAATAGTCGTCATACGCAGATTGGCCCGGCGACCTCTCGCTGACGCGAGTACACGGTGAACACCCCGCCGAACGTCGCTTCGCATTGCGCCTTGCGCTCAGTGGCCTCCGCCTCACCGTAAGCGTAGTGCACGATCGTCGCTTCGTCGCCGAGGCTGTTGCCGACAATGGCGAACTCGGTATTGGGGGCCTGGAGGCCCAGCGGGAACGACTGCGGCGCCGACCGTGGCAACGCCTTGCCGCGCATGGCGGCTGCCACTTCGTTCGCCAATTCAGCATTCGGAAACTCACCGATGGTTCGCACGCTGCCGGCGTTGGCATCACTCTGGTAGTGCGTCAGCACGAACCGGTTCACCGGGCGCACCCGGAATTCAGAGGTCTCTTGGCTCATAAGTTCCTTCCGGCCTCGCAAGGCCATCCCGGCTGGTCAAAACAACTGGTGCGCGCCAGCCGGGACAGCGCGCCCATGGGTCAGCCCTTGGCCGCCTGCACCTCGGCGAAGATGGCCTCGCGCCGGGCGTCGCCCTTCTTGCGCAGGTCCACCTTCTCCAGGCCGTGGTCGACGACGAACTGCTTCAGCGCGTCGTCATCGAGGTCGGCCAGGTCCAGCACGCTGCCGTCAGCATGCTGCAGGGCGAAGCGGCTGGGCACCTTCGTGGGCGGCGCCTCGGGCACCTTCACGCTCTCCAGCCCGACATCGGCATCCACGCGCTCCCAGATGTCCGGGTGCTTGGACAGCTTGGGCCAAGCGGCATCGGGCACGTCCTGCACGTCGCCATGCCCGATCCAGACGGTGCCGGTACCGGCCACGGTGTCGGCGCGCCGTTCCTTCAGGCCGACGTATCGAACCTTGATCATGTTCTCGCTCCGGAAAAGCGAGGGGCCGATCCGAAGACCGGCCCCTCAGGCAACTGCGGCCCCTTGTCAAAACCGCAGAGGAGACAACCTCACTTGATGCCGTCGACGATCGTCTCGGCGAACGTGGTCACCGTCTTGGCCGCGGCCATCGCGTTGGCATTGGCCGCCGGCACCAGCGTGATCCACACGTCGTCGTTGAACGAGATCGGCTCGAAGGCGAGCTTCTTGCCGGCGCCGCCCACGGTCGATGCGGTCTGGAAGTCCGTCAGGGCCGCGCCGAACGCCGTCGCGTTGCTCGCGGCAGTGGAGCTGCCGCTGGGCGTGCGCACCGTGATTGCGTCGCCACTGACCGACTTCCAGCCCACGTTCACGGTCAGCGTGTTGGAGCCGGTGTCGAGGTCGCCGGTGAAGAACTGCAAGCCGCAGATCGTGTTGCCGGCCGGAACCCGCAGCGCGCGCACCTCGTCGTTCGTGGTCAGCGCGGCCGGGATGTCCACGGTGTCGTAGAAGCCGCTCAGGTTGCCGAAAGCCTGCATGTGGCCCGGCAAGGTGGCCTTGCGGCCGGAGTAGGTAGTCATGTTGATCCTTTCGTGTTCGATGGAGCGGCAGGGCTTGCGCCCTGCCCGTCATCAGGCGGCGATCTTCTTGATCGTCGAGTCGATGACCATCACGCCGAAGTCGGTCGGCTCCAAGTTGCCGTCGGCGTTGTAGAGCTTGAAGCGCAGCTTTGCCTCGCCCCCGATCATTTCGCCGGCCATCTCCGTGCTGCGGCCGAAGTTGTAGGTGTTCTCCAGCAGCGAGTACGGCACGCCAGACGTTCGATTCGTTCCGAGGCACTGGGCCAGCCCCTGTGCACCCATGAAGATCGCCCGCGACACCTGGTGCGTGGCAGCGAAGTTGGCGATCGTCACATCGGTCTCCGTGGCGGTCAGCCGGTTGGCCGCCGTCACGTGCTTCACCGTGGTGTTCGGGTTGAAGCGGATCGCGTGGCTGATCTTGCGCACCAGCACCCCGTTCCAAAAGATCGGCGAGCCCGCGAACAACGGGTGCTGGCGCAGCGAGCCGTAGCTCGCACGCTCCAGGCCGTTCTTCTGGAACTCGCGGATGTTGTAGCCCGACGTGGTGTCGTTCAACAGCGCGTCGTAGGCCAGCGGGTCCAGGAACAGCACGCCCTTGATCGGATCGTCCATCGCCACCGGATCGCCCGGGATGCGGATGGGGCTCATCCGCGTGGGCATCTCGTCCCACAGCGCCGCCAGGCGATCGATGTGCGCGAGCTTCCAGTTGTCGGCGGTGTCGATCGCGTTCAGATTCGCGCCGCCTTGCAGCAGGTCCGCGCCGTCGATCACGTAGTGCCGGTTGTAGGTCGGAGCCTGCAATGCGTTGATGACCATCTCGCCGAACTCGGCGTCGCTGTCAAGCGGCAGCGCCCAGTCCTGGCCGTCCTGCACACCGCGGGCGCCAGACATCTGGACCAGGCAGCGCTGCCACGCCAGGCGCGGCATCAGGCCCCGAAGTTGAGCCGTGGCCAGCGACACGAGGTCGTGGTACGTGCGCTTCTGGCTCATCTTGCCGCCGGCGTCGATCGGCACGGTGGCCATGTCGATGCGGATTTCCTGCGACGCGAAGTCCATCTTCGCGCCCTTGCCCTCGGCATTGCGGTCACCCATGATCGGGCGGCCCTTGACAACGTTGATGGCGTCGACCGTCACCTTGTCGCCAGCGGTCTTCGCCAGGTCCATGACCTGCACGATCGGCATGTGCTCGGACGACTGCTGGCGCAGCACGCCCTCGGCCATGCTTTGCGTCGGCGCGTTGCCGACCAGGTTGTTGAGGGGAGATGGCTCCTTGACCGCTTGCGCGAACAAGGCCACGCTGAGAAGTTTGTTTGCCTGCGGCGAGTTGGCCGCGACGTTGGTACCGGACATGTGGGTTCACCCGTTGATCGGGGCCCACCACCTGCGTCAGCCGCCGAGAGATCGGCGCACTTGCGCCTGAATCTGTTCGTTGGTCATCGACGAGAAGCGGCGCATGAGCGCCATCGGGTCGGCGTCAGCGGAGATGCCGTCGCCCGCACTGGGCGGCGCACCGCTGACGAGATCGCTGGAGGTGTTGGGCCTGAAGCTCTGGATCTCCGGCTTCGGCGCCGGCGCGGTGGCCGGTGCTGGAGCGGGAGCGCTGGGCTGGGCCCCTCCCGGGAGCGATACGCCAAGTTCCTTGGCGATGCGCTGTTCCACTTCTGCGAACCTGTCCGCCATCGACTTCTGGGCCCATGTCGGGTCCATGCGCAGTGCGGCATCGAACTCAATCGCCTTGTCCCAGATCGCACCACCCGATTGCGCAAGACGGCTCAGCAGCGTCCGCCCGTTGAGGGCGGCCACGGCTTCGTCATGCGCAGCCAGCTGCTCGTCCGTCTGCTCTGCCTGCGGGGCAGGCTGCGTGGCGGCGGGCGCGGCCGGAGCGGCTGCCGTCGGTGTAGGCGCGGCCGTGGCTGCGGGTGCAGCTAGGTCGCGCGCCAGCATCACGGCCCTGTGCGCTTTCGGGTTGATGTACTGGAGGTCGTTGAGTTCGGCCTCGGTCATGTCCTTGGCCGTCGTCAGCAGTTCGTCGGGAACGGCCTTGCCCTGCAGCGCGTTGAGCTTCTGCAGCGCGTCGTCGCGCTCCTGTTCTGCCGTGGTAGCCCGCTGCCGCGCTTGCCGTTCGGCGTCGCGCGACTGCTGGAGGACGTGGTACGGGAGCACGCCCGTACCGGACTTCGTGGCGATGCCTGCGGGTTGTTCCTGCTCGGGCGTGGTGCCGGGCGCTGCACCTTCGGCGGCCGCGGGAGCCGGCGGCTCCACGGTCTCCGTAACACCCTCTTTCGGCGCACCGTCGTACTTCGCCATGAGGCTGGCGATGGCTTCGGGCGTCGTCGCGCCAAGCAGTTCTTCCTGCGTCGGTTGGGGGACTTGGGTCTCGGTTTCAGTGGTCACGGGTCAGGGCCTTTCCCGGTTCGCCGGGCCGAAACGACAAAGGCCCCGGGCGTGAGCCGCGGGGCCTTGTGTCGAGCACTGCCAGGGGTACGGGCCCACCAGCGGCAGCGATGCCGATGGGCTCGAAAAGGTTTGCCGGCTGCTACACCGCGCGCAGGGCCGGCGCCTGCGCGGGCGATTCGGTCAGGCCTGTCGGCGCGGCGCGCCGGCCTCGGCCATCGCCTGGTCGATCAGGCGGTCTTCGTCGTTGGCCGCGTCGGCCGGAGCCATCGCTGCGGCGCGGGTCTGCTGCACGATCTGCATCGTGCGAGCCTGGTTCAGCCCGGCGGCCGAGTGCTTCTGCTCGGCGCTGGCCTGCTTCTCGGCCAGTTCCACCCGCAAAGCCTGCTGCTGCTGCTGTGCCTGCTGCTGGGCGGCCTGCTCGCGCGCGGCATCGGCCTTCTTCTGGCCCTCGCGGTCGCCGGGCTGCGGCACGCCGAAGCGCTGGCGCAGCCACCGGGCATCGCTTTCGCGGTTGGGCAGATCGGTCGCTTCGATGAAGGCCGGGATCATCACGGCCTGCACGTCCGGGTTCGTGCCTGCCACCTGCAGCACCTGGGCAATGTCCTGGCGCTGCTGCATCTTGTAGGCCGGCGTGCTCGGGGCCTCGTCCAACGCAACATTCAGCGCTGCATCGGCCACCGCGTTGCGCACCACGTTGCCGTTCTCGTCGATGTCGTTGAGGACCACCACGCGCTGATCGCGTCCGCTGCCGACCTTGATCTGCATGCGAGGCCGATTGCAGTCCTCGATGATCAAGTCCATCAGCGCCTCGCCGACCGCGCGGCGGGCAAAACGGTAGTTGTCGTCGTGGTCGCCAATGGCAATGTTCGACTGGTTGACCAGCGAGTTGAAGGCCACGCCCGCTGTGACGCCGGGCACCTTGTTGCCCATCATCGATTCGGAGACGCCGGGTTGCTCCATGATCAGGTTGCGGGCGTCGCTCATCACCGTCACCTGTTCTTGCGGCAGCTCGACGTGGCGGCCGATGTCCAGCGCCTTTTCGCGCTTGCGGCTGCCGTTCAGGACCACCATCGCGTCCGGGCGGCGCAGCTCGCGCGCCAGGTCGTACAGGTTGTTGTACTGGGTCGAGAGCGCGTCTTCTTCGACGATCACTTGCGCCGCCTGCAGCAGCCACATCAAGCGCGAGCGGCGAGCGTTGTACTCGTCCTGCGGGTAGCGCATGCCGCTGACCATGCTGTAGGGACTGCGGTCCTGGTCGTCACGGAAAGCCCAGAACGGGATGTACGGGAGGCGATCCTGCTTCGCCTCTTCGTCGAACAGTCGATGCGGGCCAACGAACAGCGCCTGCCGAAGCACGCGCTTGGGCGCCCTGATCAGCTTGCCCAGGCCGCGGCGCACGGCCTCCTGGTGCGCCGGATTCTTGGCATCGAACTCCACCGCCGGCCCATCGGACAGCATGATCGCCACCACGGACTTGTAGACGCGGTACCAGACTTCGTAGGTGGCGATGCGCGCCCTGCTCGAATCCAACCATTCGTCGCTGGCGACTCGGAAAGCCTGGCGCACCGCCGTGGCGTGGCGCAGCATGTCGCTGGCGTTGATCACCTCGCTGAACAGGTTGGTCGCGCCAAACTTCGCGCCCTGGTACATGCGAAACAGTTCGCGGTACTCGGGCATCAGCGCCTGCAGATCGTCCAGGTCGTGCCACTGCTTGCGCAGCAGCCAGCGGGCGTCGCCAAGATCCAGTTCTTTCGCGCGCCAGTCCCACCAGATTTCGTTGCGGTGCACGGGCTTGATGCGGTAGCGCAGCTTGGCGAACGGGTCGGCCACGCGGCTGACCTCGATCCATCCGATGCCGGCCTTCGTCTGGCTGCCGTAGGCCTCGCTGATCGCCATGTCGGCGTAGGTTTCGCGCTGTGCTTGGATCAGCTTCACCTGCAGCGCATCGGCCACTTCGCCGTACTCGTCCTCGGAGTCGGCCGACACCTTCCAGTTCACCCGGCCCTTGGCCTCGTTGCCGAGCATCGTGTTGACGGTGCGGCTGATCAGGTTCACCACGATCAGTGGCTGGCCCTCGCGCTCCAAGCGCTTCTGCTCCTGCGTGGCCTGGTAGCCGTCGTAGTAGGCCGCGTTCGTGTCGGCCTCGCGGCGCCAGTCGGGCTCGTTCTCCGCGTCACGGATCAGCGCCTCCAGGTCGGCATAGTCCATGGCACCGTCGGCCACGAGCTTGCGCTCCTGCTTGTGCCAGTCCATGCGCGCCGGCTTGGGCTCGCGCGGGCTTTGGATGATCTGCATCAGGCAGCTCTCCAGTCGGTGATGCGTGAGCGGTTGCGGAAGGCGCGGGCCTGTTCGCGCTGCTGGGGCGCAGGCAGGCCATCGAGGAAGGTCATCGCCACGGCATCGCCCTTGTCGGGGCTGCGGCCGAGCACTTCGCGGATCTGGTCCTTGGGCAGCAGCAGCACCGCCGACCGCTTGCCCATCGTCACCAGCTTGAAGCGCTGCGCAGCCAGGTCGGCGCGCAGTTCGTCGTCGGGCGGCAGCGCGATCGCGTCATCGTTCGTCGGGTCCATCGCCTCGCGCAGGCGCCAGTACATGAGGGCGCGCAGGTTGCGCATGTTCAGCCGGCCCGATTTGTCGGTGGCCGTGGTGCCGTCGCTGGACACGACGGGCCACACGTTCAGCCCGGCGCTGTTGCAGTAGTCCAGCACGCTCGATCCGATGCCGATCGCGTCCAGCGGGATCGGCGCGCCGTCGCGCACGTGCTGGATTGCAAATGCTGCGGCCTCGGGACCGTCTTTCGTCGCAGCGCCGGGCACCGACAGCAATTCGTCGAACCAGTTCCCGTGCCGCCGCGAGATCGCCGAGCGGTCATCGCCACCGCGCGCCGGGTCGAAGCCCATCGCGGTCATCACGCCCTTCTCGACCGGCCGCGGCAGCCAGCGCGCCTGCGCCGCCTTGATCCACGCCGTCGGGATGACCTGGTTCACCTCGTCCATGCGGCCGGCGGTGAACGAGCCGTCGCGCATCTGCGAGCGGAACGGCTCGGGCAGCGCGTCCAGCGTCGCCTCGTAGCCGGTCGCCATCAGGAACACGTTGTCGCGCACCGCGCTCGGGATGAAGGTGCGCGAGTGCGGCTGCACCCACTTGCTGCCGACCTTCACCGGGCGGCTGTTCGGGACCTCCTGATCCTTGCCGTCGGCGTCCGACACGAACCAGCGCAGTTCGCCGGGCTTGGCCGGGTTCGCGTGATCCGGGTCCAGCCACGGCGCGAAGAAGCGGATCACCCACTCGCCGTCGGAGTCGGTCGGAGGGTTGCCGGCCATCACCACCCGCTGCCTCACACCCACCTTGCCGGTGCGCTTCCAGCCCATGAGCTGGCGCACCTGCATTTCCAGGAAGTGCGTGATCTCGTCGAAGCCGATGAAGTCGTGCGGCCGGCCTTGGTACTTGGCCCAGTCGCCTGGCTCTTTCACGCTGCCCAGCTCAAGCGTCCGACCTTGGGCCAGCCCGGGCTCATTCGGTAGCCGCCAGATCGAGTCCTGGCCGTTGTAGCCGTCGCGACCGCCCAGGATCTCGGTCAGCCGCTCCTCGATGCCCACGAGCTGCACCGACTGCCGGCGGAAGATGATGGACTTCTCGTGGTGCTGGCAGGCCAGGCCGCACAGCAGATCCGTCTTGCCGCCGCCCGCCGAGCCGCCGTAGAACAGGATGTCGGCCTGGCTCTCCAGCGCCATCGTTTGCGGCCCGACCTGCGGCACCCAGCGTGGGGCGCCCACGGTCAGCAGCCGATCCAATTCCTCCCGCTCCGCCTCGCTCAGGTACGGCAGGAGTTCCAGCAGGTCCTGCGCGCTGACCTGCTCGATGACGGAGGTCATCCGCCCGCGGGCTCCTGCTGCTCGCGGCGCCGGCGCGCGGCATCGACGATCGACGCGAGGCGGGCCGCGCGCTCCACGTCGGAGAGTTCGCGGCCGGCGGCGCTCTCGGGCAGCGCCTCGATGTCCAGGCCGTAGGCCGCACGCTCCCCGCGCTGGCGCAGGGTCAGCATCTCGGCGCTGATCTTCGCGGTCTTGCCGGCGTCGAAGTCGCCCGAGATCGACTGCAGCGCGAACAGCGCGCGGTGCTGCGACCAGTCGGCGCGGTGCCGCTCCAGCACGTCGGCGCGAATGTCGACCGCGGCGTCCTCGGCTCCTTTTTTTGAAGTTTCGCGCGTAACTTTCGGGTCTGACCGCGTAACTTTCGCCGTAACTTCCCGCTCGTCAGCACGCTGATGAGCCTTCTCCGCCAGTTCGCGCAGACCCTTCGCGCGCACCCACGGATCGGCCGGATTCCTGGCCTTCTTCGACACGGCGGCCCGAGAGACGCCCATCATCTCGCTGATGGACTCGAAGGTTTCCTGCGGGTCCGCTTCCCAGCGGTCGCGAGCAGCCTGCCAGTCCTCTGTGGTCGGACGCTTCGCCATCAGAGCACCAGCCCGTAACTTTCAAAAGTTGCGCTCATGTCGCTGTTTCGCTACATTCGCGCCCACAGAGCGAAACCCGCGTGTTCGCACGCAGAAGGGCTTAGCGGCCCGGGTCACCGGTGGCGGCTTGAGGGGATAACGTGCCGCCCGCTCGAAGCGCTGGCAGACCCCGGGGCCGATCACCCCGGGGTTCTTGCTTTCAGGGCGGCTCATTTCGGGTTCAAGGCGTCATAGGCGCGCTCGCAGGCGAGGCCTGCTGCGTGGGCGAGGTCAAACGCTTCCGCCAGCTCGACAGATCGGTCCGCACTGCTGACGAACACGTCGGCGAGCACCAGGCCGGGGCCGGCGGCTGCCGCGCTTGCCTGGGCAGCGGCGGGATTGCCGGAGGCTGCACTGCAACGGGCGGCAGCGGCTGCGGCGGCGTCGCGCAAGCCGACAGCGACGCGGCGAGCGCGATCAGCGTCGGCCTGAACACGGTCCAGGCGGGTTTGAGCGGCATCGGCAATCTCCTGTGCCGCAATGACGCGGCGCTGTTCCTCGGTGCGTGCCGCTCGCTCAGCGGTCTGCGCGGCGCTGGCGGCCACGGCCACAGCTTGCGCGTGCTCAGCACGCAGCACCGCCAGGCTCCGCTCTGCCTGTACGCTGCGCATCTCGTAGCCGCCCCAGGCCCCTAGGGCGAGCCCGCCGGCCAGCGCGATGAGTAAGGGGTTGATCATCCGTCCCTCCACTCGGCCTGCGGCCACGGCGGAATCGGTACGGTCTGCCCGGCCAGCGCGTGCGTGCAGTCACTGAGCATCTGCATCTGGCCGTCGATCACGAAGCTGTGGCACCGCTTCGGCGCCATCGGGATCTTGGCGCCTTCGCCGCGTAGCTGGGCGTCCGCGATGTCCCGCCGGAGAGCTTCGATGTCGCCGAGGTTCGCCGGTTCCTCCCACCACACCAATACGCTTGGGCTGAAAGTCGGCCGCTCGGCGTTGCCATTCCACGTCCAGCGTGGACCGGCGCCGGCGCCGGTCTGGATCGAGTGCGCGTGACCGCAGCCCGGGCACCACCAGGTGAGGCGGCCATCCGAGCCGTTGCGCAAGATGGGGGAGAGCAAGCCCATCACACCCCCTGGAGACATCGTTCCCGCTCGGTCGCGCGGCGCTTCGTCAGGCCCGGCAACGTGACCAACACCCCGGCCACGCTGGCTTTGTCCCACCGCAGCAGTTGGTCGCAGGCCTCGCGTATCCGCTTGGCGGCTAGCAGCCTTGCGGCGGTACTGCGCGTGCGGTCGCAGGCGATCGTGGGGCCGATGTTGAAGACCGCATCGGCGAACGCGACCAGCACCGGTTCCGGTAGGCCCGGAGCGCAGCGCTCTACGGTGGCGACGGCCGCGCGCATGTCCTTGTCCATGAGCGCATCGCACTCGGCAAGCGGGTAGAGGCGGTCAGCCCGTACGTCGGGGCCCGTGTGGCCGCGGCACACCGTCAGGATCCCTGGGGGGTCGCGGTAGGCCCACTGCCGCAGCCCTTCGGCCGGCGCGGCGATGGCGATGGCGGCGGCCACGACAGCCGCGGTTCGCTGCGGCGAGGGCATCAGTCGTCCTGTCCTACGTCGTCCAGCGGGATCGGGGCGCTACGGCGCAGCCCGTGGCGTTCAGCCCAGCGCTTGAGCTTGATCCCCCACTCGGTTTCTTCGCGCCACCACTTGCGGAGCAAGTACAGGGCCGACAGCAGGATGTACCCGATAGAGGCAAGGGCTACCACATCGTTCAGCGTAAGGCTGGCCAGCACGACGCCAGGTGAGGCCTTGGCCGCCTCGATCACGATGTCATGGGCCTCTGTTTTCATCGTCGATCCTGTTCCGCGGCTTCGCGCGCGACCACCGCAAGGTGCTGCAGCCACAGCAACAGCTCCGAGGACTCACCGGGCTGCAGGTCGCGGCGCTGCTGGCCCTCTTCCTGCACGTACCGCACTCCGGACCCAGGCACGTAGCACAGCTCGGCGATCGCCCTGATGTGACGCAGCACCGGCGGCCGGCTGCGCAGCATGACGGTCACGCCGTCGTGTTCGGCTTCACCGCGGCCGCGGTACTCCCACCACGTCAGGCGGGTGACATGGATGGTTTCGCGCACGGCACCGCCCAAAGCAAAGAGCCCGCACGCGGCGGGCTCAACGTTTCGTAGGGACGAGTTCAGCCATCGAAGGCTGCGCGGGTCGGGACCGCGATCAAGCGCAAGATGCGCTGGCTGAAGGGCGGCCACGCCGCCTCGTCGGAGTCGCCCGGCCACGGATTCCTGCTCGGGCGGCGGGAGTGTAGCCGCAGCGCGGACAGCGCGCTACCCTTGCCGAATGTGGTGCAAACTGACTCGCTTGCGACGCAAGGGCCTGCGACTGCGCCCGTCGGAGCTCGAGGATCCGATCGAAGGCGACCTGCTCATCAAGCCCGAGGGCGACGGGCAAACGAGCTTACGTCGACCGATCCTCGAGGCACATCTTCGGCGGCCGCATGGTGTTGCCGGCATGCTGGTCGACGTTGTTCTGCCAATCTTCGATGTGCGCATGATCGGCGTCGATGGTCAAACGCTGACGATCTCCGGCGTCGAGTTGAGCACCGGGCCCGCGCCGGAACTGCGTGTCACCGAGTACGTGCAGATCTGGCGATGCGCATTCGTCACGCCTGGCGACCCTACGCGATCACCCCCGCATCCCTGAACCCCACCAGGATCGAGGGCGGCAGCGGGATCTGCTTCTCGATCGGCCGCCACAGGTGCAGGCAGAAGGGGTGGTTGTTGACGTACTCCGACTCCGGCGGGTGGTACTGCACCACGGTGTCGTCGGCGTCCCAGAACACCGACTTGATGAAGGCCATCTCGGCCCAGGTCGGGCAGCGGGTCGGCAGGCTGACGCTCACGTGCTCCCAGCCGGCGAGGGCCGGGTCTTCGTCGGGCACGATGTCCTTCTTCGGCTGCACCTCGTGAGGTCAGCGGATCCCGCCATGTGGCCGCCCCGTTGATCAGGTGGCGGCCGCTTCCTTCTTGGCCGCGCTCATCTGGTACGGCATCCAGGTGGCGTAGGCGCCGACGGTCGGCACGGGATCGCCCTCTTGCACCAGCGTCACGCTGGACGCGCTGTGGTGGTAGCCGTAGTGGTCGGCGACATCGAGGTTGACCCCGCGGTCGCTCCAGACGTAGACGATGCCGGCGTCGAGCGGAACGGCAGGGTCGATGATGGCGAACGGCTTGTCGCCGACCGCGGTCGTGCCGTTGGGTCAGTACCAGACGCGGCGGCCGATGGTGGGTTTGATCATTGTGATGCGCTCCTTTGCGCGTGGTGGGGGAGTGGTGCAGCGGCCCGGCCGCAACGCAGAGCTTCCGGCCATTGCGTTGAAGAGTTATGCAAAGTGCTTGCGAAAGATCCGCTCCAGCACCTCGATCTGCTTCTCCGAGAGTCGGCTGGTGTCGTCGCCGCCGCGGGTCTTCTCGACGATGGAGGCAATGAATTCGTCTTCCCAGTCGCTTACATCGTGCGTTCCCTGCAGGCCAGAGACGCGCTTGACCATGGTGTTGAGCGTCGTCATGCTTGCGCCCTCTCGGCGGCCGAGCCGATGGCGCGGCCGAACTGCAGGCACTCGGCCTTGAGCTGATCGCGCGAGGCCGGCGACATCGCGGCCGCCAGGACGCCCGCCATGAAGGCCCGCGCCAGCAGCGCGCGTTCGCCGGTGTTGGGCAGAGCCCGCTCGGCCGCGTACAGCGCGGCCTGCTCGGCGAGCGGGGTCATGTGGGAAGCTCCTGCTGTTCGTGCCCGATGTCCTCGACCGCTACGCCGTCGCTCAGCAAGGCGATCAGATCGTCCTGCGAGGCCACGGCCACGCGGTACTCGCCGTCGGCGACGTGGCGCAGTGCATGGGCCGGGTGCGTGGCGCGCACAAGCCGCCGCTTTACCGGCGCCTGCTCGCAATCCGGGCGGTTCGGCGACACCAGGTAGACGCGGGTCTGCGCGGCCATCAGTCGTCGCCCCCAGCCAACTCGGCATCGCGTGCGTCGTACGCCTGCAGGAGCTGCAGCCGCACGTCGTCGTCGGCCACATCTCGAAACTCGTCTGCCATCAGCGCCAGCGTCTCGCGGTTGGTCGCGGCGTTGATCTTGGCGATGGTGGCGGCCACGTCGAACTGCGGCGCAGCGGGTGGTGGCGGGGCCTTCGCGGCCTTCTTCGCTGCGGTCGCGGCGCGAACGGCGTCGAGACTGGCGGTCTTGTTCTCGGCCGCCGCGGCGCGCTGGTCCATAACGTCGCGCCAAGTGGCCTCGCCGTCGCGGATGGCCGCGTACAGCGAGCGCAGGTCCTGCAGCTCCTTCGGCGACAGCGACGCAGCGTCGTGGCCCAGGAATTCCTTGATCTGCTCGGCGCGCACACCGAGGGCCGCGAAGGCGTCGAACAACTTGCGCTTGGCGGCGTCCGGGTCCTGGGCGTCCGCGTTGGCCTGCGTGACCAGCACCTGGTCCATGCACTCATCAACGATGTCGCCGGGGATGAGGCGCATGCCGAGCGTACGGATGGCCTTGCTGATCAGCGCCTGCTGCTTGTTGATGATGTCGTCGTCGGTCGCCTCCAGGATGTACAGCAGATCGCCGTAGCTGTTGGTCCGCGTGCTGATCACCGTGTCGCCGTCCTTCTTCTGCCGGCGCTCGATGGTCTTGGCGATGGTCACGTCCTGGCTGTACGGCACGTTGGCCTCCAGGTCGGTGACGGTCACGCGCACGATGCGCTTCTCGCGATCGTCGTAGACGGTCATCGTCTCGACGGTCACGTTCGTCATGTTGCGCACCGCGGCCTCGGCGAAGCGGATCGACGGGCCGGACGGCCATTTGGTCTTGTCCTTCCCGATGGGCTTGGTGTAGCGCGCCACCGCGGCGAACGACGGCCGCGAGCATTCCTTGAGCATCTTCTCGCGCACCACGTCCATGTCTCGTGGCCGGCGCAGAGCCATGATGTAGCGGGCCTCGACAAGCGCCTTCGCCTGCGCCGCGACGGCGGTGGATGCGGTGTCGGGCAGCGCGAGTTCGTTGGCGAACTCGTTGCGAGCGACGAGCTGATTCATGCGTTCTCCAGTTGACGCTGCGCCCAGGCGGGCAGGTTGATGAGCTGGATGCCGTGGCCGTAGCCGGGCCACACGCCGGTGCGCTTGCACTCGGCGTAGAGGTTGAGCAGGCGGCGGTTCTCGCGGCGCGCGCGATCGAGCACGTCGTCGCCGAGCATGTAGGCGGCGGCCGCGTGCGGCCATGCCGACTCGACAGCCGCGAAGACGAAGCCGTGCACCTGCAGGCCGGTGGCGGCCTCGAAGCCGTCGCTGTACCACGCGGCCTGCAGGTGATAGCCGTAATTCCAGATGGCACGGCCGAAGCCGTCGGCGCTGGCGTCCTGGCAGCTCTTGCCGTCGACGAGGATCACGCCGTCGCCGACCGGGCTGGTCCAGTCGGGCCGGCACTTGCACAACTCGCCGGTGTCGTCGTCGAGCCAGAAGGCCGAGGCCTCGCCGTAGCCGTCGGCCATCAGCGCGGCCACGTCGGGCAGGGCGAGCACGTTGGCGGCCTGCGTGCTGGCAGCGGACCATTCGGCGTGCGTGACGATCGTGCGGCCGGCGCAGGTGGCGGCCCAGGCCTTGCCCTCCTTCGTGCGCAGGTCAATGCCGTCGGGCCGCAATACGTATCGATCGTCGATGGCCTCGGGCTCAAACAGCGCGGTGTGGAAGAGTGTGCCAGCGGCCATGGCTGGCGTCGTCGTGGCTGGCGGCCGCGCCGGGTCCAGTTGCAGACCGTAGAAGTGCGCCGGGCTCTGCCGCATGCGCTTCAGGCCGCCAGCCGACATCGCCGGGATCGCGTGGTAGCGCTCGGCCGGCAGGTCGCGCACCAGGCCCAGCGTGATGGCGTCCGGCGCGTTCACAGCAGCCCCCAGTGCACAGCCAGCAGGAACCCCACGAGCGCGACCAGGATCACGACGTCATCCCAAGTCAGGCCCTCGCGGGCAGGGCGTTGCTCGGCGCGGCGGCTCACGACGCGAGCCCCGCGATCAGCCCCGCGACGAAGCCCACCAGCGCGACGACAGCAGGCACGCCCAGCAGCACCCACAGCAGGCAGATCCCGAAGCCTTCGGGAAGCTCTCGGTCCACGTCAGTCCTCCAAGCCCTGCCACGCGGCCCACAGATCGGCCGCCAGCCGCTCGCCGAGCGCGTAGGTGATGTCGAACCACTGCCCGTCGATGCGGGCGCCGTACAGGCCGTCCCGATCGGCAGCGCAGGTCCACAGCGCGCCGGCGTAGGGGATGTGCACGATGTCGCCCAGCGGCGGCTGCGCGAGCGGGCCGTCGTCGTCCGGCGGCAGCAGCGCGTCGTAGCGCGACTGCGCCCGAGCAATCTGCGCGTGAGTGCCGGCGGCGGTCATGTCTCAGCTCTCCGCCGCCGGCACGTAGTCGCGCCACGCCTTGTAGGCCAGCGAGCCATCGGCGTTGCGCCAGGTGCTGGCGGCTGCCGCGTGAACGCAGCGCCCAGCTTCACCGCCGTAAGCATTCGGATCGACGCGCAGCATGTAGCGCTTCGTCGTGCCGTCAGGTTCTGGCGTGCTGTTGAGCAGATCGGCGTAGACGATCGGTTCGTCGTCGGGCACTTCCTTGCGCAGCAAGCGGCCGGAACGCAGGCCGACGATCGGGTGATCAGCCGGCAGCTCTTCGACGATGATCGACCCACTGTCCGCGACGTAGCGCACCGGACCGTAGCGGTCGATCATCACCCGCCTGATTTCGGCGTTGGTCTCGGCCTCGATCTCGGCGATGGTGATCGTCTCCGGCTGCTCGACGATGTGTCGGCGCCAGAATGGGATCTGCACGCCGTGAACCGCATAGACGCCCCACCCGTCAGCCCAGGCCACGGCAGGGCCGTCGGCGCAGTGCAGCCGATGCGAGCCCCAGCCGCGCCGGCGCTCAGCGGTTGCGAACTCGCGGTGGATGACAGTCGGCCGCTCGCAGACAATCAGGAAGTCGCGGTGGGGATACCACCAGCAGGCAGCTTCGATCGTTGCCTCGTACGCCAGGCCACGTTTCCACAGATCGCCTGCGAGGTCGAGATTGCACACTTCGCGGAAGAAGCTGGTGTAGGCGCCGCCCCACCACCAGCCTCCAGCCCAAAACTGACCGCCGATGTAGTCGTTCCAGCCTCGCCGGATGACCTCGGCAATAGCTTGCCGCACCGCGCCGCGCACCGCGCCGCGCACCGCGCCGTCCACCGCGCCGCCCACCGCGCCGTCCACCGCGCCGCCCACCGCGCCGCGCACCGCGTCGTCCACCGCGCCGCGCACCGCGCCGCGCACCGCGTCGTCCACCGCGCCGCCCACCGCGCCGCGCACCGCGTCGTCCACCGCGCCGCGCACCGCGCCGCGCACCGCGTCGTCCACCGCGCCGCGCAC